AGTTAATTGCTGTTCAATTTTCATTTGAAGCTGTGCAACATATTGTGCATCTTTACCTGTGATTGTGATTACATCTAATGCTTGACGCAACAATGTTAATTCTGCTAATGTGAACATAACCGTTAATCTTTAATGTTTAGATATTGTTGTTGAAGTTTAATTACCATGTTGTATACTGACTCAACATGTTCTCCTAGAAATGAGTTTGTACGAATCATGTTCAACAATACTTCAATTTCTTGTTTAGACAACGAAAGCTCCTCGTTAGTTGAAGAGCTTTCCGTTTCTTTTGTATTTTGTGGTTTTCTGTTTATAATACCCATATAACTAATTATAATAAATTTTATGCATACATCCAAATTGTACCATCTGTATTTGTATAAATTGAACCAGCTGTTACAAATTCACCTGTGGTTGGTTTTGTTGAAGTATGTGCTGTCTCAGTAAATACATATGCTGCAAATGCTGAATTACCATCTGTCCCAATTGTAATCGCATTGGTTGAATCAGTTAATCCATTTTGGTATCCCCAACGGTCTGTTGCTGAATCATAACCGAATGCAATATTGCCTGCTGCATCAGAACCTCTATCAATTATAATACCCCCATCACCTGCTGTTGCAGATCCTGAAGCTAATAAGATAAATTTATCTTCAACATATAAGTCCGCAGTGTTAACAGTTGTAGTTGTACCATTAACATATAAATCGCCAGTTACTGTTAAGTTATTTCCTATAGTAACATTATTAGGTAATCCAATTGTATATGACGGACCTGCTCCTAATGCTTGTGCCGTTGTACCTGTAATTTCAACTTCATTTGATGTACCAGTTAAAGATATTGTTGTGTTACCTTGAACTGCTGTGTTTGATGACGAACCATAATTAACTGCAATTGTTGGCTGACTTCCTTCGCCTGTATTTGAACCGATCGAAACACCTGTACCTGTACCTAAATTTGCAACATAATCGCCTGTTGTATCAGTTCCTAATGCTACTGAGTTAGCTGCAATAGAAGCTACACCTGCTGAAGATATTGTGATATCACCTGATACAGTTGCAAAAATTGAACTAGAATAGTAAGGCAACATTGACCCAGAGTTAACTGAGAATGTTTGTGCCGCAGATCCGTTATATGCTGTACCAGATAATCCAGCTCCCGCTGTTAATGAATCTAAGTTAGTTCCTAGAGCTTTACCGGATATAGTTGAATTAGCTAAACTAGAATTAGGAATAGCGCCTAATGTAAATGTAATAGAATCCGCACCAGCATCTCCTACGATTGCTAAACCTGCTCCTGAGGATGATGCGAATGTTAATGTGTCTGCCTGTGCGTCTGTAATTACATTTACGCCATTGATTGACATCGTAGCAAATGTGTTCGGCAAGCCCGCAGCTATTAAATATCCAGAATCATTATTTAATTGTGAAATGTTACTGCCCGAGACAACAACCTTTTTCCATTCTGCCATGTTTATTTCCTTGTTTTATATATAAATATCGTATTTCAGTTAAAATCAATCCAAACCTACCCAAAATGAAGTAGATGTAAAATATATACCTCCGTTTGGTGCTGGATTAGATAATTGTGAACTTTGAGTTGCTACTGTTATTACACCGCTTTGTGATACTGTTAATAACGATTGATTGCTCCAATTCTTTATAATAAAAATATCATTAGCTGTACTAGTGATTCCAACAGAACCTGTGACTGCTAAAGAGCCTGTCAAATTAAGTGATCCAGTTATTATCGGTGCAAATAGTCTCATTTAGTATAAATATCGTTTATTACGTTTTATGGTAGTCCGTACGTGGTTTTAATTGCATTGTAGTTTTGTGTAATTTCTAAAGCTGATAAGGCTCTATTGTACAATCTCATTTGGTAGAATACTGGTTGAAAAGCTGACCCTGAATTATTCATCTTATCTGTATGTCCAGTTCCGGCGTTTGAATGTCTTGAACCAAAGTAGAAATTATTAGTAGTGAATAGGGTTTGAGCTGTAATGGTATCGGTTGTTCCGACTTGCGTACTATTCAAGTATAAGCTGTGTGCAGTGTTGTTTATAACAAAAGTCCAATGCCTTATTGAATTGCTAGGTGTTACTGCTTCATTGGAAGCTAAACCAGGTCTACCATAGTTGATACCAGTTGCACTTCCCATAAACGCAAAATAGCCGCGACCTCCACTATAAACCTCATTACCCCAAACAGTTGCCCAATGGGAGGTTGGATTAAATGATGCTACAATTTCGACAGTTACCGTATTGCTGTTAATATTATAAGGAACGCTGATATAGTCATTTCCAGTATAACTTGCGTTATTTAATTTTATACCACCTCCATTATTTGATACATAAGTTGGAGAACCTTGCAAAGTTGCGTCATATCCATTACTAGTAGCATCTATCCACGTAGTTCCTGAATTTGGTGCAGTTTGTAGGTTAAACACTAAACCCGACGTTACTATAGATGAAGTATTATTTGAGCTAATATTGGGCTGTACGGGATATAAAAAACTAAATGGAATTATCATATCATATTCTTAACGTTAGCAACATATAATGTAGATTCATCATATGAAATAAATGTTAATATATCAACACTAGTAGTTGTAGTTGGGATATATGCTGATCCAGATGGTTGTTTTACTGATGTAGGAAACGAAACGGTTGCACTACCTGTCGTTGATATAAGCAATGTACTTGTAACGCCTGGGCGTATATTTGAAGGGTTTATAAATGTGGTTGTTCCTGCAACTAATTGTAATGTATAAAAACTCGATCTTGATAAATCTATAGATGCTGTATTAGATGAAATTGATAATGCTACTACATTACTTTGAGTTGAACCCGTAACAATTAATGATCCAGTAACAGTTAAATTACCAGTAATAGTAACATTTCTTGTTGAAAAATCACCTCCAATTAATGGAGTGCCGTAATCATTATGTATGTATAATTTATCAGACTCTGTTACAGAACTAGTTGTACCTGCTCTAAATCCTAAATAAACATTGCGCTGAGACGTGTTACTAGCATTTTTACCTGCTTGGTATCCAAATGCTACATTATTGCTTCCGCCGTTGTATAACGCTTGATAACCTGTTGCGACACTATTATATACATTACCGCCTCCTGCTGCTTGATTACCAACTGCTGTTGTTGCCCATCCTGCTACATTGCTACCCAATGCTCCATTTCCGATTGCAGTGTTTATATAACCTGTTTGATTAACTTGCATTGCAGCATGGCCGAATATAGTATTATTATATCCGGTTGTGTTTTGAGTTAATGCTGCAGTGCCTACAATCAAATTTGTTGTAATATTTGGAGTAGCTGGTCCATATCCAATTATAAATGGAAATGTTGCTGTTGAATCTAAATAAATATTTTTTGCATTGTTATAAAATGTACCATTAAGTGTTACATCTTGTGTCAATGTGTTTAAATACGATGCTGTTGCTGATGCACCTCCTACATTTAATGCGTGTGATGCTGTTAATGCATAAGATGCTGAAGTTGATGTTAATGCATATGAAGATGATTGTGGCGATGGATTTTGTAATGCTCCGCCGACAGTGACAACTGCTGTTCCGCTTTCTAAAGTTGGAAACGAAATTGTTACAGTATTAGAATCTGTTAAATCAATATTTTGCGGAATCATTTCATCATAATTAGTGTCATACGTTTGTACTAAAACATATCGCGATTCTAAATTATGAATAACAGTCCATGTAGATGAATTGCTAAATGATTGAGTATAGTTGCTACTATATAATGTGTCAATATATGAGGCTGTTGCTGCAAATGAACTAGATAATGCCTGTAACGCATATGATGCTGTTACTGGTACATTTAATGCATATGATGCTGTTGTTGCAAATGAAGCAGTCCCAAATAATGAGCCTGTTATGCCTGATCCTGACACTAATAAACTTCCAGTAATTACAGCCGATCCGCTATACGGAAACCCAGAGCCTGTTAACGCATATGATGCTGTTAATGCAAAACTAGATGAAATATCATACAATGAACCCGTACGTAGTTGGCCTGGTCTTAATTGTCTTGTCATTATGCCCATCTCCCATTTACTACAATTACGTCTTGAGATTCGATGCTATATCCTAGCAATGCAGTATCAAATACAATTGTTTGTGTCGCCATATCACTAGGTGTCCAATTATATGCAATCTTGTCAATATATTGTCCGTTCATATAAACATTAAATTCATTTTTGCTAGCAGTTTGTAGTGTAGTTGGATTAATTTTCGCAGTCGCAGCAATTGTTACTGTGGTTGCAGATGAATATGTTGCAAACTGATCTGTTAATTGTGTCAAGTAACCCATTGTTGCTGCATCTACCGTTGTAGAAGAGCCACCACTTGATACTAATACACTGCCGCCACTTGAAATAATATTCTGTGCTTGTAATAATTGATTTGGTACAATTGTACTACTAAATAAATCTGTATCGATATCAATCACTGTATCAAATGATAATTTTTTAATTGAATACATTTTTCTTATAGTTGACAATCTATTTTCTTGTGCTGACAATAATGTGCCTTGCACAGTTAGTGGAATTGTAGCTCGTACTAGACGGTCTTCGCCAACGGTATTAACTGTCTCGGTACTAATTGAACCTATAGAAGTTGGAAATTTATTTCCATCATTTCCCCAAGAAAATCTACCATATGGCAGTATTTGATCAATCAATTCGTTTATTTGTTCTGTGAAATCACACCATATCAATAATTCATATTCTAAAGTAACATATTTAGGAATATCTACAATATATATTTGTTCTGATGGTTGATTTTGATTTGTTGGAATTGGGAATAGTTCGTCTTCATAACGATTCCTGTCATTGTACTTGCTTTTATAAATCAATTGGTTTGCAGACTGTGGACGATTAACATCTAAAGTTTTTTGTGAATCTCGTTCTGCAACGCTATTACGTTTTATCATGATTACTGGAGATTGTAACATACCTTTTTCATCACGCAAATATCCTAAACGTCTTACATTATCCCACTTCTCACCATTAGCAAAAATTGTCGGAACTGAAATTAATTGTTCGTCTGCAGTTATTTGTGGTCGTATATCATTATCAAGAAACCACTTAATTGCATAATCAATATCATATACCGTGCGTTGCTGAGATCGTACAACATCGTCATCACGTCGTATTTGTGATGCACGATTTAACAATAAATCAGGCGTTAATCCTTCAGTACGAATTAACTCTGGTTTATTTGTTTTACGATCAATATTTTGTCTATTCAATCTAGGCATTAATATCCTTTATATGCAGGTGCGTCATTATTGCCGCCTCTTCTAATATTTTTTATACCTTGTGGCGTTTGTCTTGTTGCATGTGCATCACATATTACTGATACACTATATCCATGTTCTGATCCATTTGGCCATGTGTCTGGGTTTTTACCAGCAAAATACTGATTAGCATCTACATTGTCAATTTCATAGTATTCATTATCCCATAATATGATATCGCCAACTTCAGGAAAAAAGTCTGCTCTTTCTAAGATATCTCTAGATAATCCAAATTGTGCTGTTCTAGTATATGAATGACCGAAATCATCCATAGAAGCAGTTTTGCCTTCTTTTGTAATTAAACACGGAATTAATATTGAATCATAAAAAGCTTTTTTTGTAGATTCACCATACAAATTAGATTTGCTTTGTTCTACACTTAATTTAAAAAATTCAATTTCTGTGTCAACAATTGCATTGATCAATTCTGAATTAATTGCTGCTAAAAATCTAGCATCTCGTTTTCCGCCAAATAGTGCCATTAAACTTCTCCTTACCCAACATAAATTTTTAATGGAACTTTTGCTAGAATTTCATTCATTTGAGTTGATTCTGCATTTTGTCTTGTTATCATTGCTTCTCGTGTCATTTTATCTAAAAATTCACGAAGCTGTGTTATTAACGATTCTTTTTCACTTTGCCCTTGAGAGACTAATTCAGATCCATTTAATGTTATTTCTGAATTTGGAATTGGAACTGAACTATATTTACCTCGTACGAAGCCTAACATTTCTTTTGCTAGAGCCGTTGCATATTTAATAATCCACGCACGCCCCATATCATTAATGCTACTGTATTTTTGATATGTATATGGTATATTAGACGCGTCACTTACCGCACCGTTTATAAGTGCTGTATTGCCGAATAAAAGTGCGTCATTATTCTTTTGTTCTTCGAAGATATAGTCAATCCAAACTTGTCCGTAAAATATAGATGATGCCGAACTTCCTGTACCTGATGTTGGTATTGGATAAAATTTAATATCATCTCCATGTATCTCAAATGTGTAATGAGACTTACGTATTTGATCATTAAACTCAATTGCTTGTAGTCTCAATAAATCTGCATGTATTGGCATCATCATAAAACTAATTGAAGGAGAAAAGCCTCCAAAGTTAAATGAGTCCATCAATTGTTGTGAACCTAAACCTGTTCCTACGAATGGATCAAAGTATCTAACAATTGCTGGCGGTGGATTATGAAGTACTCGTTTAATTTCAATTGAACTAGTATTTGATAAGGTAATACCTAATGATTTAGATACAGCAGTTCTAATACTATAAGTTTGTTGCCCAGGAACCATTTCAATCATTGCTTTTTTCCAAGTAGTAGTACCACCTGAATCAGCTTCTGTTCCATATGCTTTTGACAGTTTTGATACATACCCAAATGAATTTCCTACAACTTGTCCTGTGAATCCATTACTAGATAAGAAGTTCGAACCAGTTTGTATACCTAATGTACTCATCAAGTTGTTAACAATATTAACTTGATTAACTTGATTTGAATATTCCATTATAGCAGCTTCAAATGCTGTATAAAAGTTAATATCTTGTAGTTCGACATCCATTATAGGATATCCTAGGTGTTGTGCTGCATATTGAGCAAAACTGTCTGAATGTGATTGAAACAATGTCTCATTGTCAAAAAATCCAAAAGGTGTAGACCCCACCGTAAATGATGAACTTCCTGGCCAAATTGGCTTATTTTCACTATAATCCATTGTTGTTTCCTTTTATAAATAAATATAGTTATTAATCATTTAGACGATTTAAAATATCATCTAAAGCTTCGTGGCGATGATTATCTAATAAAATGATTTCATTAACCCATTTTGAATCTCGCAATTTAGGAACTTCGTGTGTTGCAGAATCATTTTTAAATTTTAAATCTACCTGATATTTGTCGCCGCATAAAATCATGATACTATCTTTACCTAATCTAGATAATACCATTTTTAATTGTTCTTTTGTTAAGTTCTGGAATTCATCTACAATACAAACTGCGTTGTCAAATGTTCTTCCGCGAAAGTGTGCTAGTGAAACAAGTTCAATACTTTCTTCCTTTTCCATTTTTTCTAGTAGCTCCGGTTTATTATAAACCTTACGCATATTGCTACGAATTGGAACTAACCATGGTTCCATTTTCTCTGTAAGTGATCCTGGTAAGAATCCATTATCTTCATTCGACACAGTTGGTCTTGTTATAATAAGTTTGTTAACTCGACGTTTAAAAAACATATCTAATGCAATTTGCACTGCTAAAAGTGTTTTGCCCGAACCTGCTTTCCCTAATATAAAATTGAATGGTGTTTCAATTATTTTTGCTTTTGCTTCCTTTTGTTCCTCAGATAATGTAATTGAAAATTTAATATCATTCTTTGGAGGAGTTTTCTCCTTGTTCGGTGTTGCCATAATAACCTTTGTTTAAATTAAAATAATTTTGTAAGTGTAGTATCTTGTAACGTCATATCTTTAAGTGTTTCAATTTTACCTAAACATGCTTTTCTAATTCCATAGAATGTATCACGTGGAGGATGTGGTGTCATCACTTTTATAGTTACTAATTCTTTTTCAGGTCCTAAATCTTGTTCAATATGAACCATGAGTACTAAACTAATTGCTCTGATTCTATCTAATACATCTACTAATCGTCCATCATAACGAATTATAGCTTGCATCGAATATTTGTTGTGCGGAACTGCCATATTGTTTTTCTTTTTATATAAATATTTGAACAGTAAAAAAGGGATGACCGAAGCCACCCCTTTTCCTTATTCCTTAATTCAATAAATCATTAATTAAAATAATTCAATTAAATATTAAAGAGTGTTTAACCCGTGTACGTAAACTTTACCGTAGAATTCTGGACGAACTACTTTTTTCGCGTAACGTGTCATAACACCTTTACGTGGAGTGAAGTTAACTGGATCGTACACTAATGGAGTCATGATCAACGGAATATAAGGACTAAATACTGCACCTGTCTCTAAGAACTGCGCACCTCTGAAGCCCATTAATATTACATTTTCTTTCATGTATGGGTTTTTGTAAACTGTGTAACGATTATTAATCGCACCAATTTTTTGAACACCAGCTGCAAATTCCATTTTAGTACCGTCTGTGTCAGCAGCAAATCCTGGGATAGACTCAAGAATTGTAGCTACTGCTGGACTTGTTACTAAGAAGTTAGCACCACCACGTAATGTTTTTTGGTGAATTTTGTTAGATACTTTTTGAAGTTTAGTACCTAAAGTTTGGAACCAACCACCTTGAGTGTTGTAGAATCCAGCACCAGTTGAATCAGTTTGAGTAAAACCAGTTCCGTTCCATACGTTGTTGTTTTTAGCTGACCAATACTCAGTTGTTGGAGCTGCTGCGATCAACATATCTAAGATCTCTAAATCGATTTCCATAGAAACGTATTCAGACAACATAGAAGTTAATTCTGCTTCAGCATCAATTGAATGGTAAGCGTTCAAATCTTGAGCAAACTCTGGAGTCCAAACTGCTTTCAATTTACGTGTTTTAGCAACGATTGGCTCTGATTGCATTTCCAAGTTGATTTCTGGAATGTCGATGTCAGCATTATATCCGTTACCGTAAGCTGTTTTATCTTCAAAGTCACCACGAGTGATATCAGTTGGTTGTTTGCTATATGCTACTGAATACAATGTTGTTCCGCTCATACCTGCTGATTTAGATACGAAGAACTCAATATTACCAGTTGCTGTGTTGAATTTTGTAAATGCTGGAACATTCATTGCTGCAGTTACATTTGAACCTGAAGTTAATACGAATGAACGAACTGCGTTTAAGTCTGGAGAAGTTAATGAACCTGTTGATACATAAACAACTGTATATCCTGCTAAGTTTGCTGTATAATCTGAATCAAAATTAACTGACCCTGATCCTGCTGAAGCAGCAGAAGCTGTAGTTGCAGCAACACCTGTTGCAGATACATCATTTAAAGTGTATCCGAAACGACCCGCACCATAAAGACCTCCTGATGGATCACCTGATGTAGTTGTAACACCAAATAATGAATCATCAGCATTTGGAGAACTAAATGGATCACCTGTTCTGTCGTTGTTATCTGCATCAAATCCAGCTTGAGCTGTACCATATTTAAAATCTAAATAGAAAATAAGTCCTGATGGTAAGTTCATTGGTTGAACTGATACGAATTCTTTAGCTGCAAATTCAGCAAAAATACGACGTACCAATGGCAAAGCCACACCAGCCCACTCTTCAGATCCAGCTGTTGTACCTGTTGAAGTTGCTTCTTTTACTAATTGACGTGCTTGGTTTTCAAGCAATTGCGCCATACCTGCTTTTTCAGTCTCAGATCTAAGACCTTCTAATAATCCTGTCTTCTCCCATTTAGAAACTGCTAATTTAGCATTGTTTCTTTGAACGAAGTCATTTGTTTGTAATAAGTTTGAAATACTCATTTTTCGTTTTCCTTTTTTTTTAATTTTATAGCAATCCTGCTAATTTTTTCCATCTGTTAGCTAATTCAAATCCTTCAGATAAAACTTGTGTTGTTTCTTTCTTAGGTGCTGTCGTTGCTGTTGCTTTCGATGCATAAGATTCTTTAACTACACGTTTTTTACTTGGACGGTTGAATGATTCAGCTAAAGTACTAAATACTAATTTTACTTCTCTTGTGTTTCCAGCTCTGTCAAAGTTTTCAATTACTTTCATTTTTTGACCTTCTGTCAACTCAAAATTGCGGAACAATTTGTTTGTGTAAAGAAGTTTTGCATTTAACAAGTTAACTTCGTTGATGATAGATTTAAGTTGACGTACTGTATTATACGCTTCTTCTAACTCTTCTTTCATTGCTTCAACTTCACCAGTTTCGTCTTGTACAGATACATCACCTTCTTCTTCTTCACGTAGGATTGATTCAATGATTTCGTCGATGTTTAAGTCATCAGCTTCTTCAGTGTAATCACCTTCCATCATCGGATCTTCTAATTCAAATTCATCTTCTTCCATCATTGGCTCTTCTGGTTCTTCTAAGTCACCTTCTAACTCGCGAATGATTGCTTCAAGATTAAGATCTTCATCAGATTCTTCATATCCTTCGTTGTACTCTTCCTCAGGGTTTTCAGCTGGCATATCTTCTGCTGGCATTTCTTCTGCCGGCATATCTTCGCCTTCTTCGTTACCCATTGGTTCATTAGACATAATGTCAAACTCATCAAATTCTCCGTCACCATCAACGTCGATTGATAAATCTCCAACATCTGTCCCTAATTCGTCTTCAGCGCCTGCTGCACCCATATCATCCATTGCTGGTTCTTCAGCTGGTACTTCTTCTTCACTATCAAGTTCATTCTCGATTTGATCAGAGATCATACGTTGGATTCTTGGGGCAAATGCTTCTTGAAGAGCGATCTTTGCGTTTGCTAATGCAGTTTCTTTAACAGCACGAGCATCTGCGATTGCTTCTTTTAGCAAATCTGATTTTGCCATAAGTTTACTCCTTAAATTTGTTTTTTGGAAATAAGATTATTCGGAATCTTAATAGAATATTTTAATTTTTTCTAGACGCTATATAATAGGTTGGAATAGCGTATTCTAAAATAAATATAGACAAGTTTGAAAAACCAGTAAAAAAGCCCCAACTTATTAGGAAGGGGCTTTAATAATTAATTAAATTAATTTTTATTTAGAATGCAAATCTCTTACCATTTGCATGAATGCCGCATCTTGTAGTTGTTTGCGACGTTTAACTCCTGGTTTGATAAATTCACGTCTGTCTTTAACTTCTTCTAAGATGTTTGCTGATTTTACTTTTCGTTTCCACGCCTTAAGTGCATGTGCTAAATCTTCTCTCGTTGATCCGATAACTTTAACTGCTAATGCATTTCCTGGCACAATTTGTTGATGTTGTTTTTGTTTTTTACTCATATAACTTGTTTAAAATTTATTACATTTCTATTGATGGTCTTTGTTTCTTTGTAGGACGTTGTGAACGTACATTGAATCTAAAATGTTTTACACTTGGTAATTGTGAAACATAGCCTTGTATTTTTTGTGATTCTCGTGCTGGGTCTTCTCCTAATCTAAAATAAAAATATCCTACAGTTCCTGATTTTGAAATCTTTTTGCTGATAATAGTAAATCCTTTTTTCTCTGCCCATTGTTGAATGTCATTGGCTACTACTTGTGCTTGTGCTGCGTCATATATAACATATTCTACGCCTCCTCGGTAATCAGTCATATGATTAATAAGTTGAGCTTCATCAACTAATTTCACATCTAATCCTTTTTTTGCTAATTCCTCAGCCTTTGCAGGATCTTTAACTGATATACTTCCTTTTACTGCTTGTTCAGTTAATCCAAAAAATTCTTTATATAATTTTTTTAGTTTATTCATTTTATACCTTTAATATAAAAAATATTAGTTAATTATCCAAATTAATTAACGTCGAAGTATTTATTTAAACCTTGTGCAATGTCTTCATAAGCTGCACTTAAACGTTGTTGCAATTGACTCATTTCTTTTGCAGTTGCTTCAAATACACGATATGAATCATTCAAGTTTTTCATGTGACGTTTAACTGTTACATTATCAAACCAATCTCCAGCTTCAGTTGTAATTTGTTCTGCTTTGTTGATCATGTCTTTAACTCGGTCCGTTAAATTTTGAAGATCGCCTCTACCATAAACAGAATCACCCATTTCGCTGAAACGTTTTACTTGATCTAAAAACTCTTGTTTTTCTTCTTTAGATAATGGCTGTGGTTGATCTTCATTGATCATTTCCAAAATATATTTTAAGTTGCTTTTCATCTTATTATATTCTACATTTACCATCTTCGCATAAAATCGAAGTTATAAGGCTGTTTACTTTATTATATTTATTTGTGGTATTCATTTTACCAACTGATTCGTGCATGTGCGTAGGACGCATAAAAGCCCCATGTGTAGAAGGATTAGATACGAAGTCCCAACAAATTAATTCAAAGTCTTCTTGAACTTCAACAGCACCTTCGTTTCTAAGTTCTTTAACAGATCCTAAACCGCGGGATGAAATACCTAATGTAATTCCAGCTTTAAAAAGTTCTTTAAGAATTTTACCTGACGGAGTTTCTAAAATTTGAACTGCTCCTTTTAAATCATCACCTTCCCACCATATTTTTAAAATGTTATGAGAAACGTTGTTCAAGTTAACAACTGATGATTCTGGATGATCTAACTCGCCTAATGCTCTATGTTGATCAATATATTCTTTTTGATAACGTACACATTCACGCATCAATATATTTTTTGGATAAATTCTTCCGTTTTGATTCTTAGCACCAGCACGTTGTAAAACACCTTGCACTACAAAACCACCCGGAACGCCATATGCAGCACCGCTTGTTTCATTTAATGAACCAATTGGTTTAAATTGCATATATTCTACTAATAATTTTGACATCTTACTCCCCTAATGATCTTACTCGTTCTGATATTTTAATTAATCGCTCTGATATTTTATTTAGTGCTTTTGAGGTACTTGGACCATATTCAGACGATGCAATTCCAGATTCTGTTTTTAATCTAGTATTGTATTGCACTAATGTTTCAATTTCATGAAGCTTCTTTGCAATTTCTTTAATTGTATTTTTTACTTTATGTGATGGTTTAACATCACCTTTTTTAAAGTCTCGATACCCTTCGATAATTGCTAAATATTTTTGTTCCATTGCTTCTTCAACTTTTTTATATCCTAGTTGTTCAGCTGTTTTGTCATTTGTTTTTTTAGCAAATGCCTTAGGAGTATTAAATCCAGCAATAGCACCTGTTACATTTTGTTCGTCAATTTCATCATTACAAATACATTTATCTGATGGACGATCACATCCATCACAATAATCATTTTCTATTTCTTGAAACTTTTCTTTCATTTCTCTTAATAGTGATTTCATTAATGGATCTCCTTTAATTCTCGAACTAAATCAAAATAACGTAACAATGATAACACGTGTGATTCTTTAATTGTCTTCATTGATTCTACATTACAAAGCATTTCTGACAATTTAGATACTTTTATTTTTGTTGCTGCATCTGTTATAGATTTTGCTTGTTCTGCTAGATCAGCTTTAATTTTCGGAATAATTGTTTGTACATATTCACGTAAAGCTGCTGTGTCATTAACGTGTGTAATATACTTATTCAACAATTGCTTTTGTGATTCGTCTAATCCAGAATATTTTTCATTGAATTTATCAACTAATATTTTATATGACAATAAACGCATATCTTTTGGTTGAGATTCAAATGCTTCAATTAACGCATCTTTTTTAGGTTGAGCACGTTCAGTAATAATACCATGGTCAATGATTGCTGTTTTGCACTCCATTAATTGTTTTGGATTATCTGTCTCAGTATGTTCAAATATCATATTAATTGAAGCAAGTACTTTGTAGTTATTGATATGCATTTTTGCCATATTTGTAAATACAAACTTTTCTGATATTTCTTTTACTAGATTATATCGTTGACGTTTCAATACGCTTTGGTTCAATTTATCATATGCAGACTTAACAGTACGTATATAATCTAATGCTTGAGCTTCACTTCTAAACTGTTCTTTAATTAAAGAATTGTATAGTTGCAGTTCTTTTGATAATTCAGTATTTCTACCAAAGTATTTTTTAATAATATCAATGGTTACTGATTTATTTGATGTTAATGTCTCTGAAGTTAATTTTCTAACCAACATTTCAAATAAAATACCCGTATTTTTATATTTTGAATGTTTTAATTTCTTCATGTTCTATACGATGCCTTGTGTTTTTAATAAATATGTTTCTAATTATAAAATGTTGTTTTCGTCTAACATTGTGCCAGCATCTTTATCAGCATCACGCTTCTTTTTAGAATTTAATGATTCAGTGATAATACTAACGCTCTTATTTTTAGATTTTAAATGTTTCAAAATATTATGATTTTCAACAGCAACTGATCCTGCCATCTTTTTAAATTTAGGATCTGGTTGGAATGTTGTTTTTTGGTTTTCTGGTTTAAATGCTTGTTTTAAACCTTTAGCCCCTGTAGGATCCCAACCCATTTGGTTTTTATGTTGTCCAAATTTAATTCCTTCTTTCGGACGTCCACCTAAATCTTTGTCTTCAACTTCATCACTACTCATATGCATTGATGCTAAATCGTGTGGCGTTCCAAATGAAACCCCAGTTACTGATGGATCATTTCCTTCTTGTTCAATTTGGTTTTGTCGGAATCGTAATTTTAAATCTTCTACAACGTCTGTTCTTTCTTGTAGCCATTGTTCCTCTGACATATTGAATATATATTCATAAATGTATCTGTCAGAAACTAATTTACTGTCTTTCATTGCAGTTGCTAATGTCATTTTTTCAGTCATTAATGCAACTTTTTGCTGATCGTAAATAATAGATGGTGCTGTTAATTCTAATTCAAATCCAACTAAATCTTCGCCTTCAAATCCTTGTGAATATAAATGCACAATTGCAATCTTAACTAGTTCAGACGTCACAATTTTTTGTACACGCTCAATTGTTCTAGCAAAACGAATATCCATTGATGCTAAAGTACTTTTACCTTCAACTGCTTCAGAATATCCTAAGAATGGTGCTGGTATTTTAAGTGCAGCCATCATCTTTGTTCTGATATATTCAATATCATCCATTCCGGTAAAAGTCATTCCCGGCAATGTGTCAATTGTTGTAGATGATTGACCTCCACGAACTGGCAAATAATAATCTTCTAGCATATTGCTAAGATTGAACTTTAAATTATAATTTCCTGTGTTCGGATCGATATGTGGAATCTTTTTCATTTTATTGATAATTCCTTCCATAAATGAATCAACTTCATTTGTAGGAATATTACCAATATCAATTTTAAAAATACGTTTTTCAGGCGCACGCATAATTCTATGAATAAGCATTGCGTCTTCCATCATCATTAATTTTTGGAATTCTTTACGAGCTCCTTCTAACATTGATCTACCATATGGTAAAAAGTTAGAATCTGATAACATACGGAAATGTGCTATTTCGAACACATCATATGTCATTTGTTCTGAAGCAATATTTTTGAATTTAATATCATATTCACCAGTTGCTTCATTATATTCTTCCCAACGTTCCATTTCGTAGCTAGAAAACGGACGAGCATTTAATATTCCTACTTCATCAGCAATATCTAATTTTAAAAAGAAATCACCATATTTCACCATATTTCTAATCCAAGTCCATAAATTGAACTCAATATTTAAAATATCATAAAATAAATTGTAAAGGATTTTTTGTACTTGAGTGTTATTTGTTTTAATTGTTAGAATTTCTCCAAACTGATCTGCTAATGTAGATTCATCTGAATAAATGTCTAATGCAGAACTAATAATTGGATCTTTATCCATCATTTCATAATCTGCATACAATTGCATACGATTCTGGTGCATGTAATAGTTAGAATCATATCCGCCCATTCCACCTACTCGATGCTTATTTGCTCCATGTAGTCTAGTATATCTATCTGCTACTTTACTTTGACCTAAGTTACCAACTGATTGTAAACGATTGGTATCAACTATTCTAAGTTGATCTTTTCCATACGCTCTAACAATTACGTTAGTACTAAAAAGGTTTTGTAGTCGTTTTCTTAATGACGCCATATTATATATCTTTTTTTATATAAATATATCTAAGTATAGATCAGTGGCTATTTAATAAGCCACGTTAGGCCTTCATTACCGAAACCGGTATCCCAATCCCAACCGGTATTTTGGTTTTTGCTATTTCCTGTGTAAATAACTGTATTAGATTTTTGGAATGATGATAATGCTTTTTTATTTAATTCAATTCCTTGTTGACGTAGTTTTAAAGTTGAGTCGCGAAGCCAAAGTCCAATACAGAATGACATTACTAAGTCATCGTTATAGCCTTGTTGTGCTTGTGCTTTCCCATTTAACCATACAAATACCAATAGCTCTTGTATTAATCTCTTACTACGAATAATAGGTGTTTTTTCACGCATATACATTTCTAATGCTGAAATCATTAATGGACGTGTACGTGTTGTAGTTGATACTCCCGGAACCATTTGGCTCTTATCTTTCATATCATAACCTTTTTTCAATTGCACATCAGCATCTGTATATCCATCATCTTTATATGTATAATGTAAATTAGGATAACCTCTATCTAATGCTGGTTGAATTGCTGCCCAACCAATGTTTGCATTTTCAATTGCTAGCAATGCATTGTTCCATTCTGTTGCAACTGTTACAAGCATTTGGCCAAATTCATTAGGAGGAATTTTTCCTTTATACTCAGCAACTTGTCGTACATCTTGAACATCAAAAACATGAAATGCAGAATAATCTCCTCCATCACCACGTGCGACGTCAGCTACTACTAAATAGTCACGTTGATAATCTGGATATTCCCACACCCAATAGTTTCCATCGAAACCTCGTCTTTCAATTGGATCTGAAGTTTGTTCATCATATTCTAATAATAACGGACCGTCAACTACAGTATGTCCTGAACTAACAAAGTCACAATCACATTCTTGAGCAGCTCCACGTTCGCCTAATAATTTAGTTTGTTCATCTCGCCAATCTTGATCGCGTTCTGGATGTACTGTCCAATGTAGTTTAACTGTATGGAATCCGTTAATATTTGCTTCAGCATCAGCCCATGTTTGATGAAACCAGTTACCAACCCCGTTAGGAGTTGATAATACTATAGCACCCCCACCCGTTGATAATGTTGCTTGCGATGCAATCCATATTTCTTCAATATTACGAATAAACGCAGCCTCATCAACTATTAATAATGATAATGCTTCTGAACGTGCTCCAGTACCTGCTGATGATACTGCTTTAATTTGTGAGCCGTTTTTAAATTTTAAAGATAGTTTATTGTCTGCTTCAACAGATCCTTTTAACCAACTCGGTAAATTGTCGTGCATGACACGAACTTTTGTTACTAAGTTTTTTGCTACTTCTTGTGTTGTTGCAATAACTAAAACGTTGAAGTCTTCCGCAAATAGCATTGACCAAAGAGCAAACCCAGCTGCTAATGTTGATATACCTAACTGACGTGATTTTAATATTACATTGTAACGATTATCACGCAATTCTGTTAATGAATCTTCCTGAAATGGGAAAAGGTTAAATTTAATCTTTCCTCGCTTAGGGTGTTGGATATAACAATAATTACGCATAAAAAATACAGGATCTTTAGCACACATCATGTACTGTTGCTGTATTATTTGTTTTATGCTAGGTTGACTCATAACGTTATTTTAATAATCGGTCTATGAATACTCCACCAACGAAGCCCATTCCTAACCAAAGATATTTGTTATTATACCATTTGTTTGTTATGCGTTCTTTTTCAACATATAAGTTGATATTTTCTTGAAGTAAACTAGTTTGTTGTTTTTGATATGCAATTTGTGTAGAATCTAGTTTAATCATTTCTTTTTGTTTTTCGATTAAACTTTTGTATTCTGGAATTAGTTCATCATTAATATCACATACAGCAAATAAAGAATCAATTGTAAATGAAATGTCTTTAATTTCTTGTTGAGTAAAACATGTATCAGGTACAACTTTAGCTTTAGCTTTTTGTGAAAAACTAATTGCTGGAATTATTAAACATAATATGATTAAGAACTTTTTCATTTTTTCTTTTTTCTTCCACGTGATGTTTTTGCTAAAATATTGTCTTTTGCTTCCTCTACTGGAACTTCTTCGATTACAATATTTTCTTTCTTTTCTTCAAATGCTTCAATTAATGTTTCGTGTTGAACAATTTCTTCCGCAACTTCTGCTCGTGCTTCTTCTACTTGTTCAATCTTTTCTTCAAGAACTTCAATTTCTTTTTCGTTCTCTTTGATCTTTTTATTAATTTTACTTACTTTTTTAGATTTACTATTATTCAATAACATAAATCCAACGATAGCTGCTACTGCTCCAGCAATAACAAACCAATACTTTTTAATTAGTTTCATTGTTTTCTTTATTTAGGTTGTTTAAAAATTCTTCTTTAAATTTGTCAAATTGTTTTTGAACTGTTTCGTGAAATTCTTCTGGGGTCATTTTTGCGGCCCATGTTTCAACGTCTCCGTTCGTACTACTAACAAATTTACTTGATTCAGTATATGCTTGTTTTAACATTTCAACATCTCGTTCTGCAGATGCTAACCAAGCTATTGCATTTTCGCGAATTTTATTTTGTTCATACTCCTCGAACTTGCCAGCTTTTTTCAATTCATGTTCCATATCAACAACGCAATCTAAACACATTCCGTGTATTTTACGCATTTTAATATCTGCTTGATTTTTACCGGAACATGTACATGTTTCTTTTCTACAATTAGGAAAAGAACGTATTTCATCACGAACAGATTGAAATATATCTGAGTTTTTTGATTTTCTTATTCGAAAGCCATCATGTTGTTCAATAACATATGTTGTTCCTGTGGAAGAATCTGTTTCTTCCCACGAGTCGCCGACATCATGACGATCATTTTGTTTAGCCACTGTTTCAGCATCAGAAAAGCCAATTGTTTTCTTAGTTTGAAATTTATGGTTGCCATCCAACATTTGTTGAATAGCTTTGACATTTTGTAACTTTTTAGACATATAACTTTTATTTTTTTTCTTGAGGAATTTCTGCAGTACTTAATTTTTTTACTGCTAATTGCTTTAATAATTTGAAAAAGTTCTTTTTATCTTCAACTTCAGAATCTTTCATTGCTAAATTAAATACCTTTGATAATGTTTTAATTCTAGCAATATTTCCGCCGTCTGACTGTAATTGTTTAACAAATTTTTCAATTGATACAGCTTCTTTAGATTCATCAGATAATTCATCTTCTGCTGCTGGTGCTGGTGCATCTGCCGGTGGTGGTGTAGTAGCGTCTGCTGTTGGAGCAGGTGCTGCTGCATCTGGTGCTGGTGCTGGTGCAGCTGGTGCTGGTGCTGCGGCAGGGTCTGTTGGAGCAGGCGCAGGTGCTGCTGCATCCGGTGCTGGAACTTCTGCATTTGGTGCTGGTTGCTCTTCTTCAGGTGCTTGTTCATTTAAAAATTGCTCTGAAAGTACTTTTTCGATTTTACGTCGTAAAAACTCTCTAACTAAACGCTCTTTTTGTTCACGAGTTAAATTTTCAATTTTATCTTTGATATTTTTCTCGTTGTCTTTTTCGTCTTGATCTTGACGCTTCTTTAACACTTTAGCAGCATGCTTTCCATCATACTCGCCATCTTCTAAATCTTTATAAAGACGATCGTCAGCATTCCACTTTACGTCCATTTTGCCATCATCTACCATTGGCTTATCTGTTTTACGTAAAACATTAGATTGTTTTTCACCTGTAGATTTTGGATTCAATTTTCCATCTTTATCATCTAACGTATAATCCTTAAGATCTTTACGTGATTTGTATTTAGTATTTTCTGGTTTTTTGTATTTGCTTTTATGTTTTTCAGCCATTTCAATATCCTTATTTTATATAAATATTACCTTGCGTACTTTAATACCCCTAGTAGTTGATTCACCGGTGCAAATGCACCTGTCATTTTGTAAGTATTACCTTGGAATGTAAATACTACTCCTTCTGATGGTACAATTGAATTAAACCCTCCTAATTTTTGTATGCGTCGAAGTTCGTGCTCTAATTTTTGTATTGTAGCAGGATCATTCTTTGCTTGTAAATCTTTGATAAGTTGAGCTAATTCAGTTTTAATATCTTGCACTGTTTTATCTGGATTTGCTGCTAAGAAGTTTTCTGCATTTTGTAATACAACTACTCCTAATCTTAAAAAGATTGATTCAAATGGTTCGAGGTTTTGTTTTTTATATTGTTTAAAATCTTTTTTATCAAATTCACTTACCCAAGCTAAAAATTCTGGGTTCTCAATTTCTTTTTTCAATACTGAGATATTTTTTGATTTGTCATCAAATGACCAACGATATATCAATGTTGTTAACATATCTTCTGGGATATCGTATCCTAGTTGTTGAGCTTTTGTTGAAATTACATCTCGCCACCACGCTTTATGATATTCGCTAATCATATCTGTATCATTAAGATTGAATTGTTGTTGTAATTGATCAATCTCATTAAAGAATGCAGCTTGTTGATCTTCAAAATCATATACACGGCCTAATTTAATACGTTGTGGAGGAATAAATGAAAATGTTTTTTGCATATGTGCATTAGCATCTTGAATAACTTGTTGCATCATTGCGCCTCCAGTTAAATCAGTCTCAACCGTTACACCTCGTTCATCGTATTCAACTAAATTATGAAATTGTAAATGAGCTTTATCATATGCAATTACATTTTTTGTAGCAGGATAAATTATTTCCATGTTAGCAAATACTCGTCCATTTTTGAATATTTGATTTAATTTTTCTTCTGGGATACTTCTTAAAGATTCTGTTAAATCTTCCGCACAAGCACGATATGCATCAACTACTTGTTTATATCCTTCCGATGCTTCCACTCCATTCTTTGCAACAGCTTCTTGATACTTGCGTTCGAAATCTGCAATAATTTGTGGAGTTGTCATAGGATTAATTACAGTTCCTTTATTTCTAGCAAAACCAATTTCTCCGTTTTTCCATGTAATTTGAATATTTTGTCCATCAGTCTTTTCAGTTACCGATTGTTCAATATCTAATCGTCCTGCTAAACCTCTCGAAACAATTTCTTTCATATCATTAAATGTTAATCCGTGATCATCCCACGGATGTGCCATATGGCCTGCGGCTCCACCCTCTTTAATAAGGTTTCCTGCAGGATTATAATCTTCACGCATTAATGATTCAATTTTATAAATAACATCATTAGGATCGTTTTGTTGCCAAGTTTTACGTTGTTTTTTAATTGTTCTAGGAATTAGTTCAATCATATTTTTACGTGAATTCCATTGCAACATGAACGGCATATGTATTGGAATATCAAATTGATAATCTGATTCAATTGCTGTTGGACGGTTAGCTTGTAATTGTTGTGCAATTTGGTCTCCATATTCATCTGCTAGATCTTGGAACAAATCTTTCAATTCATCCATATATATAGGAGCTTCATTTCTAGGGTCATTTAATCGTTCAATAAAGTGCGTGTATTTACCTTGGAAATCAACATCTATTCCATATTCTTTAAAGAAATTGTCAATTGCTGGTTCTAATGATGCTAACTCGTCGCGTGTAATATAATTTTCTGTAATTACATTTTCAATAAGTTTAGCTCCAGCTACTGTCTTTGCAAATTGGTCAAAATCATATACAAATTCTTGTCCTCGATGTTTTTCTAAAAATGAACGAAGTTGTTTCATTTTCGAATCATGACGATTTTTTTCTTTTGGATTCATTATTGCTTCAATAACTTCATTAACATCTTCAGTTAATGATGACACCCACCAATCGGTGCTAAACATTGTAGATTCTTGAACGCCTTTTAATATTTGCCAAACATTTTTAACTTCAGCATCATTTTGCATTGGATATGAAGCACGAAATGTTGCATAATCATTATTTGCTAATGCAGCTCTAATCGTTGATGCTGAAATAGGTTCGCCGTTTGGATAAAGTAATGGATCAATGTCAATGCTTAATTCTACTGCATTAACACCGCGCGGAATTGTACGACCTTTTTTATCTCCAATTGTTATGTACTTGTCTACATTAGGAACAAAATCTTTTGCTCGTACATAATCATCTCCTTTAGTTGATGCAGCCATGGCATAACGTCCTTGAGCATCTTCTGGCAAGGCAAATAAATATTCATATGCCGCCATGATTGGAGAATTGAACTGTGTAGGTTGTATTTCAATTTGTGAATTTGAATTTAATAAATTAAAAATTTCTATAGTTTTTTCACGAGTAATTTCTTCTCTAGGTTTTTCACCTATCAATAAAATTACTTTTTCTACGTCTGCAGCTTGTGCATATCTATTTGCTAGTTCGAGATGTGCACCAGTTAATGGTTTAAACCCACCAGGAAAAAGTACTGTTATTTTATCCATTTTATTTCTTTTTATATAAATATATTATGTCCAGGTTCCGTATGCATTTAATATTTGATAATCATATGTTGTATTAATATATAACAATTCAATTGAAGCATATGTGTTAGTAGTAGATTTTGTTAGTGCACCATCAATTGGAGTTGATAGATTTGGATCGATTGTTAATGTATTCGATCCACCGACTTTTTTAATTATTATAGATGTACGGCCGAACGAAGTACTAAGGCCGGTTGGTAATGTAATTGTTACTGCAGATGTTGTCGTGTCTACTAATATTAATGATCCAGATAAGCCTCCAACGAATGATGTTGATGCAGTTAATATAGGTGTGTCGCCCGAATATCGTAAGAAACTAGATAAATTAACTGTAGGTGTATTAATTTGAGTCATTACTTCTAATGATCCAGATATTAAAAAACTATATGGATTAAATGTGCCTCCAATATAATATGCTTCATCCGGGGCGAAAACTGACATTATTATTGAGTCTTGATTGCCAATATAAACTGTTTGATATGTAACAGGAATTAAACCAGATGGATTTGGTTTAAATCTATCATACATGGTTACTCCTGCAGAGTTTAATCCAGTAATCGTTACGTCTAATTTTTTAGTTGTACCAATAACTGGAGTTTTTATTTCTCCAATTGGATATAATAATGTACACTGTATTTCTACTTTTCTAATAATCTGTCCACTTAACGTTCCATCTAATACTAAACGATATCCAGTTTGTGTACCATTTGGCATAGTAAATGACTGTAAATAACTAGATGAATTAGATGTTGTTATTCTTACACTTTTATCTAAGATAACATTTGCTTGTGCGGTACCTGTAAATGTTGCATTATTTGCGACAACATCTCCTGAACTACTTAATAAAAAATTACTAGATGATATTTGTAGTAATCCATTACTACCACTTATAAATGTAGTTGTAGGATTTCCAAAGAAAAACGTTTTAGTTCGAATATCAATTTCACTATCTGAAGTTGAATATCTAAAATAGCTTGACGTATTTAGATATAATTCTAATCCTACACCACTATATGCATTTCCATATTTTGTTAGTTGGCCATTTAGTGCAGATCCAGACCATAATAAGAATCCAGGAAATCCTGAGTTAAAACCTTCATATCCTAATGAACGAATGAATCCGCTATTTGAATATCCGGATATTGCAATTCCTGATTCTAATGAGTCTGCAACATAAAGTGAACCAGTAAGCATAGAATATTCGCCATCAACATATCGATTACCACCTTCCCAATTTTTATTGTAAAGATAATTGATTTGTTTGCTTTTTACTCCTGCAAAATTATAATATTCAATTTTAAATGTAAGTTGATTGTTTGATTTATGTGCTGTTGGAACTAAGCTTCTTATTCTAGTATAATCAGGCGTATATCCCGCATCATTATCTGATGTTGTTCTTATATCAGCAACTTGCCATGTTCCTGATTCAACAACTAGAATTAAGACAGCTGTTCCGTTATTAGAAGCTTCAAAATTAAATACATAATCGTCAAAACGTTGTTCTACGGTATTAACTGAGATATCTCCAATTCGTTTACCTAATGTTGTTGGTAGTTCTTGATTGAAATAATCAGTTGACTCAAAATCAAATGCACTACCAGATAAATATACTGATAATTTAGCATCTTGTGTTCCTGATTTAATTCCGAGTGCATCTAATGTTATTTTATAAGAAGCATCTTTAATAAAAATACCTTTAAATGCATCTTTGATTTGTATTGAATGAACTGCATTTGGTGCCGTAATATCAGTTGCACTAACAATTGACATTGCATTGCTAATTGAGCTTGTAGTCCATGTTAATGTAGGCGCGGTAGTTTCTGTAAGTCCTTGATATGTATGTGCTTCCCAATATGTATTGATTATGCTTTGACTTGTAAATGAACCAATACTAGTGTCAGGATATAATGATGCTGTATTTGCTACAAATATTTCCGTTTCTGTTAGCTCAATATCATTAATCAATTCCCATGTTCCAACTTGTCCGTTATTGTTCATGAATGTTTTAATTCTAGAAACATCGCCAGTTGCTGGTTGTAATCCTGATATTTGAATTAATGCAAATGACTCGGAATTTTCAGTTGGAGTATATGTTGGAGTAGCTTCATATGCTAAACTATATGATGATGCATCAAATGAAGAATATGTATGAGCTGAAATACTTTGGCTACTATACACTGTATACATCGAATCTAATAAAGCTAGGCTCGGAGATAAGATCTTTTTAATGGTTGAGCTATAACTAGTAGTAGACGGAATATATGTTGCCGTAGGAAGTGCATTAATAGGTGTAGCAACTGTTATTGTCCCTGTCGACATATCAGAAGTAAATGATCCGCCATTTAATTCTATTGCCGGCTGATTATTATATAAATAATACTTAACCGTTCCTGTAGAATATGTTGGGAATTGATTACCTCCTGGGAATGTTCTATCTAATTGTGTGCCTACTTGTTCTGTAATAGTTACAGTTGGTAATGTCTCAAAAATAATTTCTGAATCATTAGAAACATTAGGATTAACTGGAACTTGACGCATCCATTTAATATTAGCACGTCCTTGCCATTCTTGTGGAACATTTACTGCTTCAGCTGTTAACGTTACAACACAATCTCCCGGTGAAGTATCTTCATAAATATAAATTGCAATTACACGGCTTTTATCTTCATCAATGTAATCAACTATTTGATGATAAATAGGATCGCCATTGTAATCTAAAACTTCAATATTCAAATATCCACCCACTTTTAAATTAGTAGGATGACCTCGCAGTTTAAATAAATTTTTACCTGCTGTTAATTTGTTTGGAAATTCTGAAATTTGAAAATAATCAGGAGAAGTTAGCGATGTATCAGTAAACCATACATCATTGAACTGTAGTCCTTTATAAACTGCTTCTTTACGCTTCATTACACCTTAATATTCTTTTATATAAATATTAAACGTGTTGAATCTGGCTAAATTTATTTATTTTATTTACTTCTATTAAATTATCTACCATATCACGCATTGTGTCAACGTGTGAAATGATAATTGAAAAATCAAACTTCGTACGGAAATAATCAAAAAGATTAACAACTGCTGAAATATGTTCTGCATCTAAACTTCCCCATCCTTCATCTATTGCAATGAAATTAGGGCGTGGTAATGCTGATACATTGATTAATGCAATACGTATTGCTAATGAACTAATAAATCGTTCCATACCTGATGTTAATTCTAATGGCCAATAGTTTTCATCATCATAAATGATATACCCATTAATGTTTTTTCCATCACTTTGCAATACCATATTAAAATCAACAACTTGGTTTAAAACATTGTTAATTTCAGATTCTATCTTAGGCATTGCCTTAGCAATCAATTCATATGGTACGCCATCACGCTTAACTGAATCTAAATAATATTCAAATGCTTTGTATTCAGTTTCAAGTTGTTTGTATTTGTCTAATGATTCAATTGCAGATTTTTTAGTTGTTTTTGCAACTTCAATACGGCCGTGTTTGCTACGAATTGTATCTGTAATAGTTTTTATTTGACTTGTTGCTGATTCAATTGATGTTTTTAATGTATCAATCTTTTTATCAATAACTTCATTATGTGTAATTGCACTAGCATTAGCTTTAAATGATTCTTGACGTTCTAAACATGTTTCTAATTCTGATTCACGAGTTTGCAATTCATTCTCAATAATTTGAATTTGCAATTCTTGTTTTTCAATTGTTATACGTTTTGTTTCATGTTTTTGTTTTAATGTTGCTAATGCATCATTATCTATTCTAACTGTCGAATATGTTTGTATCGTTGATTTTAATTGTAATTGTTGTTCAGACAATTCAGTCAATATGTCTCTATCCGCACCAATCGTGTTCTGTGCTTCAATTGCATTTTGCACAAAAACGTTAGATGTACAGTATTTGCAGTTCGGATCATATTCATGGTCGGAAAGGTGATTAATTTTTTCTTGTTTTGCATTGATAATTCCTTGTTGTTTTTTAATACTCGAATCTATCTGTGCTAATTCCTTTTCGAGTTTTTCTAATTGTTGAAGTTTATCTGATAAGTCTGTTTCATTGTATCGGCGCTTATCTCTTTTAATGATTAAATATTCATTTGTTAATGACTCTAAATTTGTTTCTGACGTTTCTATATCACTTTGTAGTTGTGATATTTTTTTAGTTAACTCAGTTTCAATTTTAGTTAATTGATCAATATTCGGTCCTGAATATGTAGTTGGTTGTTTTGTTTGAATTAAGTCTACAATTTCATTTTGATAATCATTGCGTTTTTCTTGCAACTCATCTTCTTCAGTTTCTAATGAAGTTATATCTTGTTGGTTGTTTGAAATAATAGTATCAGCATCATTGATAATAACATCAAAATCCGTTTTCTTGTATGATTTTAATTTACCAGCAGTTTCTTTAATTTCATCTGATGCTAATTGATAAAGTTGTTCAAATACTGTAATATCTAAAAATTGTGATAATAAGTCTTTTCGTTCACGTTGAGACTTTTCAATAAAGTTATTATTATCTGCTTGAAGTGAAAATGCAGTTAAAATAAAATCATCATATGTGCCTAAGTAACGACGAATTGATTTATTAGTATCACTTCGTTCTTCCCCATTCAAATTTTCAGTTTCAGTATAAAAGTCTACTAATACTTTAACATGACCATTCTTTTGTTTGATACCAGTACGTTCAATTGTATAATTCACGCCGTTCATTTCAAAAGTAAATTTACCTTTAAATCGATCTTTCTTGTTGTTTAAAACTTCATGAGCTTTACCAGTTTTACTACATTTATCAAATATTGTATAAGTAATTGCATCTAGCAATGAAGATTTACCACTTGTATTTGCAGCAAATAAACCACATACATCTTGTAAATTTTCAAAATTAATTAAATTGTTCTCGCCATATGAAAACATGTTTTCAAATTCAAATTGAACTGGGTGCCATGTCATGTGACGAACTGATTCAACTGCTGGCAATTTAGAATTTATTGTTCTATTAATATGTCTAATAGCATCAGTCTCTTCTGGAGTTGCTTGTGGATGATTAATTGAAATATAATCAGTAATCAATGTATTTTGATATTCTACGTCACGAACATTACCAATTGTAAATGACGATGAAACTGATGTGTCAGGTCCGGTAGTGCTACGTTGAATCGTAATGTCTTGAACATTGTATTTTTTACGAATCGTTGCAATCAGCTTTTTCATATCTGCTGCACTTGTTTCGTTGAATTTAATTCTAACACGTGGTTTGTTAGGCATTCGATGTGGTGACTTAATTATTTTAGTGTCATCCACTTCTAATGTAACATATCCGTAATCATTTTGTATTTCAACAAAATCAGCACGACGTGATTCGATATCCCAAACCAAAATACCATGATCTAATGCTTCCCCGTGATTTTGTTGAATTAATGACCCTGGATATGCAATTGTTTTTTCATCATCTAAAAATTGTGCTGGCTTATGAATATCTCCTAATAATGTAATGTCATGTCCTTTGAATAATTCTGTAGTTACATGCTCATTTGAAATTTGATATCCAATATCAGTCTTTGCAGTATTAACAGCTCCATGGTGCATTGCTATTTTATAAGATGCATCAAAGTCTTTTGCTAGAATATATTCAGTTGGTGCAACATCTACCGCCATATGATTCCATACAGCTCCTCCACATTCAAACAAACCATTTTCTTTGATAAAGATGATATTATTGTTTTGAATTACATCTAAAATAGGACTAACAGCATCTATTCGATGCATATTGTTCAAGTTCATGTCGTGATTACCTAGAATAACAATTGTAGGTAATTTGAATCCATTAAAAAAGTCAACAAGCATTTGAACTAGCTCCGGAGACATATCTAATTTGCTATGAACAATATCCCCAGTAACTACCGCAATACTATTTGCAGTTCGATTTGATTCAATATAGTCAAACATGTTTTTAAAAACTTCACGATATTCCGTATGTCGTTTCAATGTTCGAATATGTATATCTGAAACATGATAAATTTTATCAATTTTATCAATTCCGATGTCAATCTTTTTTATGCCCATAGCATTCCCATTTTTAATTGCATTAGCCCTTCGAATGTTAAAACGTCGGTATCTGCTAATATTTCTGTAATTTTTTTAAATCCTAATTCCGATGCATCTTCGTTTTTTAATTCAACGAAATATACATTTAAACCTTCACCCATAAAACGCTCTGCAATTTGAATTGCATTTTTTAACGCATCTGCATCTAAACAAATATAAATGTTTCTAACGCGTTCTTCAATGATTTTTTTCTGTAGTGCAGGCTGAATAATTTTTCCAAATAATGGAATTGCATTTCTTTTAATTGAAATTGCATCAAATGAACCTTCACATAAAATAATTGGTTCTGCCCAATTAATAAACATTTCAAACCCAATGATGTCTTTTGAAATTTTCGGATTTTTATGTTTTTGTGTATCTGCTTTATAAAAAGCTCTACTAACAAAATAATTTAATTGACCCGCTGCATTATAACTTGGAATTATAATCTTGCCAGCATATTCTCCTGATTCACAATAACCGATTCTATACTTGATAATATCAAAAATAGTTATTCCTCGATTAGTTAAATAATGAATTGCATTTCTGTAATCAGGAGTTAATTTTTTAATCCATAATGGACGATATTCTTCTGGCAATTGAATTATTTCTTGTTTTTCAGTGCCAGAATCTTTTGAACGATATCGTGTTGTTTCAATGATTCGATTAAGTTGTTCGAACTTTTCTTTAGATAAGTTTAATTGCTTAAATAAAGTAGCAATACTACGACCTTTTTTATCTGATATCCAACAATGCCAAGTATTTTCACCAGCATGATTGGTATTGATATTAATTTCTAATTTAGGTTTGTAATGCGAAACAAATGGAGAGAAGAATGCGATATTATCACCTGAAGTAGGTTTACCTTTACCTAATACTGATTCTAATAATTGTAATAACTTAAGATTCTTCATTAATATTAATATAATGAATTTCTAGTTCGATTCCAATTTAATAATATAAATAATAATTAGTTATGAACATACATTTCATTACTGTCATAACGATCATTTAAAAATGAATCATTTTCAAATAATCTATTAATTAAATAAATTTCATTAATTATTCATGAATATATTAAAAATTTTTCACAAATCAAACCATTATCCAAAAAAAGTTTTAATTGTCTTAGGAACTTCGCCATCTTTTAAACATTCAGCGAACCATTCTGCAGGAATATCTTTTTTAGCAACATGAATTATTCCTAGTTTATTTGCATAAGCTTCATATGTAGTTTTGCTACCTTTTGATATTTTTTGATTGGGAGATTGAAATACCATTCGAATATCGATTCCAGGATTAGATGCTAAAACATGTTTCATTTTTAAACGGTCAACCGCGGTCCATCGTCCTTTTGTTTCAACTAACATTAATGTACCATCTCGTTTAGTAAATACGAAGTCAGGCGTATATTTTGCTTTACGCTCTGGTACTATATAATTTAATGTTTCTGTTTCGTAATTCAAAGGATATTCAAAACTTTTTATTTGCTCTGCTACAGTATGTTCTAATCCTGATTTATATCCGTATTTATATGCTTCAGAACGTTTAGTGTTCCCAGCGCTGTGCCAATGATTTTTTGCCATAACTAGTTATTAAATTTTATTTTACTGATGATGTTGGTATCCAATATACTTTTTTATCTTTTACAAATTTAACTCGTATGTATTTATAATCTGACGAATTTCCTAAGTATGCAATATATTGACCATCTTTTGGATTATATGTTCCTGCTTTTACCCATTGTTTATTTTTATAATTATAAATTGGCGTTTCAGATACTTTGATAAATGCAATACCATTTCTGTTTTTAGATTTCTCTTTATTTAAGAATTCCACCGTTGTTTTATTTTTATCAGTTTTTGGTTTTTCTCGTTGTACGAGTGGTTGTACGAGTGGATTATTATCTTTAGTATTTTTAGTATCAACCGATTGATCCGAATTATTCGTAGTTGGTTGGTCTGTATTAGAAGAATTATTTGTAGTTGGGGCACCTGGCGTTTTTACTACTAATGCATCTAATTTTGCATACACATCTGTTTCTGTTTTAGGAATCAATTTTTCATTTGGCCTAGGGCCTCCATCTAACTGTTGTCGTTCAAAATCAATTTTATTTGTTGTATACCACTCATCATTAACTTTTACATAAACCCATTTATCTGTGTCTGACATAGTATATACAATACTCCCTGCAACTGAACCTGCTGGAATTGTATATGGATATTCTAGCCTATATGTTTCTGAATTAGTTGATGTTGAGTTTGTTATTTTAGCTCCGGTTGAAGTAAAATGGAAATCTTGATCACCTGTGTTAGGATCTACACTTTTCGTTGATTGCAATTCGCCTTCCCATTTTTCACCATCATCCCAAATCGCTGTTCCTTTAAAGGGCATTCCATCTTTAAAAGTACCAGTATACGTACCATGTTTTCCATCGCCTGTACGATATACAGATATACTACCATTTATATATGTTGCTTGTTCATTACCCTTAGTATCATATGAAATTTCAAGTTCTCCAGTAAAATCTGCAATACCATCATAATCTCCACGATTTGTATCATCAATTTTTACTATTTTAGTTGCAACATCTGGAAGTTCTGTTTCTAGTTTATTAATTGTACCTAAGTTAGGAAATTCAACTTTTCTTTTAAGTTGAGGATCAAATAATTCAAATTTCAATGATGTAGATTGCATTTTTAATACCGCGATCCATTTAGCTGCATCTGACCATGTATATGTTGGAATTCCGCCTACAAGAAATTCAACTACAGATTTCAATTGTATTTGATATCGATCATTTTTATTTAAACTATCAATTTTTTTAGCTAATTCTGCAAGTGGACTATAAGCAATAACCCATATATTTAATAATGCGCGGCGTTTTGATTTTAAAACATCATCTCCGATAACATACATGTATCTAGGTTGATCAACAGCAGAATCTAATACATCAAATCTACTACCAGGGCCAGTTCTGTCATCAACTAAAATACGACTTTTTATATTAGATATCATTACAGATAAATCGCCATGATCTCCTTTAAACTTCATATGAAGTTCAAACCCAGTAATACCACCATTAGCTACAACTTGATTTCTTTTAGAGTTAGACATCGGCTTTATAAACCCACTCTTAACATATTGCTCTTGCAATGCTGATTTAATTATTTGTTCTAATAAATTTGATTTCATATATATAAATATTCATTACCAGTCAACTAAGACTATATTTCCGTTCCACATCATTACATTGCTTGAATTAAAATCTAAATCTAAATCAAATTCTTCAATTCCTGTACGTTCAACATCTTTTTGTAATGCACGTAAAAAATTAACAAGTTTCGGGTCAGTATTTCTAGCACCGTCATTATCTAAAAATTCAAAAATACTAACTTCGCCGCCTTCTGCACGTGCATATTGCGTAAACTCTTGTAAAAATCTATCAATCATTATTTTAATTGAAGAAGAAATAGGGTCAGCATTTGCCATGATATATAAATGTTTTTCTTCATTAACATAATATATCGGGATAAATGTTGTAAATTCTGACCAACGTCCTACAATTACTTTAGCTACTTCAAATTCATCTCGTTCTTGAGTAATCTTAAAACAACGATCTTCTCCATCAATTTCATATACTCGACCGTTGTCGCCAGCACCAATAAAACGAAACTGTTTATTTTTTATTTTATCTAGCAATCTAGCTAATTCGTCATCAACTATTTCTAATAATGATTTTAATCGTATCATTTTATCCTTTAAATGAAATATTTTTATCTAAATCAATACGAATTAAGAAATTCATATCTACGTCATCACGTTTTTTAATAGGTTGAGCTAATTTGCCAATTGCTAACAATTCACCTGAATCATTATATAATCCAATTGTTGTGATATATGGGGCAAATACACTTCCGGTTGCAAATGGAAGATAAGTTGAATCATCATCTCTCGTTAATGATAAATTAGTTGACATATTAAAATCACCAGCATCTAATTTTGTTAAAATGCTTAATTCATTTATAGTTACAGTACTCCTATAACTAGCAGTAAATGGTGCATTAATTAAATTATGATAACGATAATCCGGAGATGAAATTACAACTACTCCTTGTTTACTAAATACATTACCAACATTTCCAGTTTGTAAAAATGTTCCACCTTCACTACGGTCTTTTAAAGAACTTATATTGCTAGTTGTAAGTGACTTATTAAAGATTCTAACTTCATCTAAAACTCCTTGTAGGTTTGAGCTTAGACTATTAAAACCGCCAATGAACAAGTTACTTGTATTGTCTATACGAGCTGAAGCTGTAAATGGAGACATTGTATTAACAAGTAATGTATTAGTTATAGATGCATGTAACGTCCCATCGATATATAATTGTAATGAACTTCCAGATTTTTGACAAACAACATGTTTCCATGACGTCATTGTAGCAGACGATGTTATTTGAGTTTTAAATGTAGTACTACCTGCAGCTGAAAATACTAATTGATTACTTCCACTTAATTCAATTTTAAATGGATATGATGGAGTTAAGCTACTAGAAGCTTTTGCTAATACCAATTGATTTGTTATACTTGTATTTGATGCAGATATAAAAAATGAAATAGCATAATCGTTATCTCGATCATATAATCCATTTAACGAAGATTCAATATAACCAGAGCCATTAAATTTAGCCGCATATCCTATAGGTAGCTGTGCTCCATTTGTTGTAGGAACTCCTGGTATAAAAGTTATACCTGAATTAGTATTAGTAAATCTAGAAGAATCAAAATATTCATTGAATCCGTCATACCATTTAACATCGCTAACTATCGAACTTGTATTAAATGCAACATCATATAAATTGCTATACTTATCAGTTGCTAAATTCAATGAGCCAGTAAATGTAAATGATGTTGATTTAATTCCTTCTCCAATTTTATTTTGTGGAAAAGATAATATCGAAGCTGATTGATATAAAGCTTTTTTAGTACGAGTTAAATCTGTCGGCCCGAATGTTAATGCTGGAGATTCTTTATGTTTATAATATAAATGATTGACACTCCAATATGTTACAGTTTGCAAACTGCCATCAATATTTTTAGCATCATTAAATGTTAATTCAGATCCTAATGCCGGCAAATAATTTATATCAGAATAAATAGCTTGTAATGGTAACATACTACTAGTAGCGCTACCAGAAACTACAGACCATGTTTTAAAAACTTGGAAAGGATTAATCATTACATCAGCTGCATCTATCTTTTTAAAAACAGATGGATATATGCCTTGATATGATTGTTCAATATTTGTTATTTTAGATTCTGCCATAATCAGTAAAAACCCTGCTACATTTAATATAAATATAACAGGGCTTAATTCAGTGTATTATTTTAGAAATCTAATTTAACTCTAATTAGTGCTTCTCTTTGGAATGATTTTAATAATGGTTGACTTAATTTAGCTACTGCTAATAACTCTTGACGGTCATTATATAAACCAACTGTTGTGATATATGTTTTAGGATCACCGACAAATGATGTTTGAGCTAATTGACCAACACTACCTGTTACATATGAAGGGTTGTTAGAGAAATTATATTCAGCATTTTTAATTCTTACAAAGTAATGTGTACTAGTAACTTTTTCTGAGCTACGTGCTTGGAATCCATAAGGATCTGATGTTAATGGATTTGTTTGTAATGCTGAAGCAGAAATTGAATGATGTAATGTGAAATGGTTATTACCTTCAACACTAGAACTTAAATTAGTTTTAAATCCTAATTGTTGATCCATCATTTTACCATCTAATATTAAAGTTCCATAATCAGGATAAACAAGTCCATAATACTTAGGTGCAGCTGGATTATGTACACCGGTTGCAATTGAACCGGAAACGATATTATAAACTTTCCCTGCTCCTACATTTGTAGCTGACGCAATTGAAGAGTCATCAATTAATGTAATTATAGAAGATCCTGCAGTTACAGAACCAGTTGCATTTACTGATCTAGCTGTAATATTAGCTAATGGCAATTCAAAATTACCAGCATCTAAACGTTCTTTTAAACGATTACGTTTGAAATTAACAACATAAATATAATCAGTACTTCCACTACCAGCAGTTGTAAATCTAGTGTCTGTTGGATTAAGTAATAACTGACGATATTGAGAATATACTGCTTTACTAGGTGAATCATTCAATTGACCTTGTGAATCAGATCCACTTCCTAATGCATGACCATATGCTAATGAATATTGTACTGCTGCTCCTTCATTTGCTGGGGCGTCTTGATATACATCGATATAATATCTACGTTGCGATGTTGTAGCTGTTGATGATGTAAAATAAGTTGTTAAACTAGCAACATTATCAGACCACAACCCACCAGTAACTACTTCAGTTTGATTTGAAACTATATCATTAACAGAATCAAATTTTGTATATACTCGTCCGTTTCTAGAAAGTATTTGACTTTGTTGTTGTTCTGCAATCATTTGATTAGCTAATGCTTGAGCTAATTGCTGAACTTGTTGCGTTACGGCAGCACTCGTTGCTGCAGCAGCTGCTGGAGCTGGACTAGTTGGTAATGCTGATCTAGATGCAATTGCAGTTCTAGTTGGCGTACCACCGTGTCTAGGTTGTTGTTTTAAATTTTTGATCATTAATGAGTTGTTCATATCTTTACCTATTTATAAAGTTGCAGTTGTTGCTTTTTTAACTGTTAAATTAATTGTCACACTACCACCCGTTTCATTTGCTATGATAGTAACTGAAGCAGTTTTATCTTCTAGCATTTGAGTCTTAGCAACAATACGGAATTCAAACCCTGCTACTGCAACACTTTGTGCATCTTCATTATCTCCAATAAATCTAGGTGTAGTTGGAAGAACTGAATTTTGAACAGCTCTTGTTACTTGAATATCTGCAACTGTTGAATCAGATAAAATAGCAGTATATCCTAGATTAGCATTTCCTCCTTGGAAGTTGCTTGTATTCGGAGCAATTACTGCACTATCACCAGGAGCTGATAATGTAATTAATGTATTACCTACAGTTACAACCGGAATATTTGTTGTTTGTTTTGGTAATGTAATTAATTTATATTTAAGAGCTTGAGTTTCATCTGGAATAGCTTCTGTGATTGGCATATTTTCAATAATAGTACCATAATAATTTGTTCCAAGTGGATGATCTGGATTCCATAATGAATAATCTACTTCATCATCTCCTACTGCAAATTGAGTAATACTAAAAGCATTTCCGCCCTTAGCTAGCAACTCACGGCCTTTTAATGTTAATATAGCGTCAATTGTTACGCTCGTATTATCTAAATATCCCATAGTGTTTTAACCTTATTTTATATAAATATACATATTGTTAATTTTGCTGTTAAACTAATACAAAACTACCTTGTTCTCCATTTTGTTGATAAACCAACTGATTTGGATTAGCTGATCTAAATTCAACTACCGGGCCGCCATCTACTGTTTGAGTAGAATTAACATTGAATCTCGGACTAGAAATTTTAGATCCGTCATATCTTTGATTACGTATACCAGTCGGTAAATAATCTTGTACAGTTGCTAAAGTTCCCTCAAACCCTGCGCCAACCGGATCTAAATAATATGTAGCTGTTCCATATGCACCTGCACCATAAGTTGCAGTTAAACCTGACGATCCTGAAGAATATGAAACTGAACCTGATACATATACATGTTCACTTGTTTTAGGTGTGATTATTACTGGCGCTAATGCTTCACTTCTCCAACTAGGTGTTGATGCAGTTATCCAAGTACTAGCAGATGGAATTAAATAAGCATATGAATAAGTAGTTCCATTATATTTCTTTTCTGCAGATGCAGTTATATACATTTGCCATTGATCATCATCTGTTGCAACAATATCTAGAATTTTACCATCCATTGTTCCAATATATTGAAGATAATCTCCGGAGCCTGTTGGTGCAATATTATCAATAATAACGTTATATACAGAATCATAACGTTTAATTTCTGGAAGAATTTTGTCTTTGCTACGTTCTAATAAATTAGGTTGTATTAATATTCCTAATAATTTATCAGTTCGTGCAGGTAATAATTGTTCTAGTTGCTTGAAGAATGATAAATCGAACAACGTAAACATATTAATATATGCATTGATATCATTTCTATCTGAATATTTTTTCCAATAGCTTTGTGCTGCTTGAATTAATCTTGGATATGATTTAGCATCTGCCGCACCCGGGTCTCCAATATATTGATCTAATTCTTCATATCCGAAATGAGCAATGATATCTTCGTCAATCATTGTTTGCGGAGAAAAATAAACTCCTAACTTTTTACTGTCTAAAGGAGATTTGTCAAATTGACTACGCTCGGCCCTAGTTTTAACATCTAATGTTCCAACTAAATTATTATCTTCTAAACGTATTTTATTGTCATCAAATGTTCCCGCTCCTAAAGACGGTGCATTATAATAATATGTTTCTTCAATTGAATCATATGGAGTATTATTAGTCCAACTTGCAAATGAAGCAGATATTGCTGAGTAATTAGGTTCGACACCTGATAAACTACTTGTAGCTAAATGATTAATTTTTTGTGTTAATGGTAATCTAAATACTAATTCAGAATACGTATCAACATTACCATCATATGCTGCAGGTGCTTTAACATGATTATCAAATGCAACATCATTTAAACTAGAAGTCCACAATCTTAACTCTTGCAATTGACCTTGCAAACGTGTTGCTCCTGTACTAGTGCTACCTAACGTTAATGTTCCGGTGCTAGTAAATGATGCCGTTGCTGAAGCAGAAACTGCTGCAACTATTTTTCCATATTTAGATCGTTTTGCTACAACTTGTAAAGCAGATCCCGATGTTTTTAATAAAGCAGTTAACCAACCACCATCAAACATTTCAATATCTAATGATGATGTCCCATTAATTTGAATAGACCCCATAGTACCACTAGTATAATCTAATGTTACTGCGTTTGAACCTATGTTAAATAAATTCATGGTACTTGACATCGTCGGGTTTGTAACTACATTATCCGTTCTAAAACGAAGCTCTACGCTGTTTATAGGTTGTGTATAATTTATTGTTACAGTACCAGCTGGATTAGCTAATAAATCTAACGCATAATCAAAGTTTAATTTTTCATATACTGGAGTACGATCTAATCTAGGACCGCCATACTCATTAATTGATATCATTGATTGTGGAATACCATAACATGATAACAATGCTTGAATACTTCGTTTTGTTCCTTTACTTTTTAATAATAAAGGCAAATTGTTAACAATACGTCTCCATACTGCATAAGTCATATCACGACCAGGTACACTCGGATCACCTACTGTATTTGAACCAGTTAGTGGAGTGCCGGCTGAATTTGTTCCTAATACATATTGCCACAGTTCTTGATATTGATTACCATCAGTTAAATTCCATCCAAATTGTTTTGCTACAGAATATAATAATTCATTAGGCATTCCTAATTTAGGATTTTCTTCTCGTTTATTTGTTTTAGACATATGATTAATATACGTATAAAGTATATCATAATGATGTCCTAACATATTAACAAATGTAGATAATTCTTGATTATTTACATCGTAACGAATATATTCTGGAATAGTATAAACTAATGCATTAATATTCAATGAATCATATAATGAAGCGGTAGCAATTAATTTATTATACCAAGTATTAAATTCCGTACTAGTTGTAGTTGAAATTGTATATGGTATTGTAGAATTTGTTTTTGGAACTGGAGTAATATAACTACCGGTTATCTGAGTTACATTCGGAGATTCGTGAGGAATTTCATATGTAGCTAATATAGAAGATGATTGATAATATAAATACTGCTCAAATGCATCAAAGCCGCTGATTAAATTTGTTTTAGTTAACTCATAATCAGCTGCATTTGTTGTTGCAACACTTCCTGATAATTCAGACACAACTAACGATTGCGATGTATAATATTCTAGTAATCCTAATTTATATCTAAAATTTTCTAAACGTTCAACGGCTGAACTATAAAATACAAAGTTATTGAAATCTGAATAATCAATATTCAGTTTAACTCCTGATAAACTTCCTGAAAAATATGCATCAACAATTTGTTGAGATGTTTGAACTGATGACCCTAATAAGTCATTCCAGTTTTTCAATCCAGTTTCAGTTGACGTATTATATGAATAATTTGCTTGCCAATTTGGATTTGAAAGTTTATTAAATTTTTTAATTGACTGTGCTGGTTGAATAGCAACATTATCAATGTATGGACTTTTTAATTCTTCTACAACCCAACACTTAAAATTAACGTCGATTGTATTAGGTAATGGCTCATATAATTTAATATATACATATTCTCCTATTACAACACTATTAACAAACATTAAAGTTTGATTTCTACTAAAATTTAAAACGTAAGTCTTATGAAATTCCGTAGAAGTATGATTAACTGTTTGTATATAAGTTGTTAATTGTTTTAAGAACTCTGCATTATCTTCATCAATAGCACGTAAACGTAACTCAGTTCGGTCCGGAGATATTTCGTCAATTCTTAAATGTTGTTGTTCATAACTACCAATTAAGTTTTTAAAAAAGTTAACTGCAATTTTAAAATTTCCTGCTGTTAATTTTAATTTTTCAAATTCACTATATAAATCAATTGCAATTGGCTTGCTAGGTAATTTGATTGTTTGGTTAGTTATTTTATCTTTATATTGTGGTATTTTTGTTCGTAGTTGTATCTTATGATTACCAGTTATCCAAGAATCTCCTGCGTATACATGAAGCTCTGTACGCAAATCATTTGTTGCGCTAGTAATTTGTGGAACCTGTGAAATACGATTAGTTGCAGAATAGCTTAAAAGATCAGTTTTTGATTTTTCTAAACGTGTTGCTGAAACAGATTTAGTTGCAGTTTGTATTTGCTCGATATTTTTATATTGTGTAATCATTCTTCTTGTTCCCAACGTTGTGCATCTGCATCCCATACAAATGTTGCAATTTGATTACCATCTGTATCATAATATGGCCTAGTCTCACCACTTATTCCTGGTTCTCCATATGGAGGATATGTTTCATCAATATCTTCCGACACATTACCCATTGGATTACTAGCAGAAGTTTGTGAATTATCTAAAGTATATTGTGGTAATGATATTAATTGACCGTTACGCTTTTCAAATATATCTGTAAATGTAGTTCCTGCATTTGTTACTTCAACTAATATACAATTATCACTAAATGAATAAACACCAGTACCTATATCTCCATTTAATGATGGCGTTGTAGGGATATCAATAACATCAATTTTCCAATAACAATTCGGTGTTAATACCCAAGACCTAGCACCAGCTTGAACTTCGATAAAATACATATCATATGCCGCAGCATCATTAAATATATCAACTACATATTCAAGTTGAAAGAATGGATATTCATTTCCACCAAATATACCATTAGACTCAGATCGTACTCTATAAGTAGTTCCTGTTGATCTCCATGCTTCTGGCATATTACGACTGATAGTCATATTAAATCCTACAGCATCATCTTGGTTTTCACTTGTAAATTGTGCTTGTATTGAAAATTTAAGTGTTTTATTTTTAGCACGTAATGCTTCTAATATTTCCGGCGTAATTGTATATGATCCAATTTCAGATTGTTGTCCACCCGCAAACGGTAATCTACTGTAGCCGGCATAAAGATCTCCGCCATTCGTAAACCAAGTATCAGAATATGATGTTGCAATTCTCTGATATCCTTGTGGTTGTCCCTGTGCATCAATCGCAGCAGGAATTGTATATCGCGCTGCAATAGTATCAGATTCAAAATCTAAATCTATAACTAAATCTTCAACATCAGCTGATGGTTTAATTGTTACTGGGAATTTATAATATTGAAATCTAGTATCTAAAACTTTTAAAGCTGATTTAGTAGTTATTAATTCAGCTACTGGATCAATAATTAACAATGGGTTCGTAGTAGAAGATTCTTGCAGTACAATATTGCCTGCACTATCTCTTGGGATAACGGATTCATTATTTGAAATATACGTTAATCCATCAGTACGGTACCGAGCTTGTTGATCAGCTGTAATTGGATCTAAAGTTAATTGTCCTAAATTTATTGGCGTAGTTTCCAATACACGACGAATTAACTGAATATCTCCTTTTAAATTGTTTTTATTTACCATTATCTGACTACTTTAAAATAAATGTCATTGTCGATATACTGCTCAGTGAACCCATCTTTGATTTTTATTTCTAAACGATATGTTCGCTCAGGCATAAAACCATTCATATCTAGGTAGATGTAATTACTAGTAGAATCGCAACTTACTTTATTATAAATATTGTCATACGGAATTATAGCTTCATCTGTTGCTGCATCATAAACCGCATAATAAGTAGTTGTTGGTAAATATTTTATAGTCTCTATAGGGAAAAGATTAGTTGGAGATTTTCTAGGATATTTATCGCGAGCGTAAATTCTAATTTTTGCAATCTCAGTATCTTTATATGTTGGTTTTACTTTAGTGTATACAACATATGATTCTAAATCAACTGACGTCAATGATCCCGTTGTAAACGCACTATTATCAAAGTACATTGTTAATCTAGGAACATATATTGTGTGGGTATCTCTACTAAAATATCTAATGTATCCTTGAATATTAGTATCAGCTTCATCAGAATCCGATAGCTGCAATAAAAATCCATTATTAGGAATACTAGCTCCGCCACTACCGCTCATCCAAATTTTTACTGAATCAGTTACATCTAAATTAATATCAGTTGTTTGATATGAAAATGATTGTGAATTAATAAGACCAGCTGTTGACCCAGCACTTGCTGACTGAAACATCCAACTACCTCCAGCCCCAGAACCTGAAATATATAATGTACTAGATCCAATTTGTTGTTGCTGACTTGAAGAAACCCATAATGACCCAGAATATGGTCCATTCCAAGTTACACCATCGATGGTATTCGATATTGAGTCACCAGTACCATTTATCCAATTTTGAGCTACTAATTTAGAATGAATAGAATATTCAGATGGCAAATTTTTAGCATATGATGTATATAACTGCAATATAAATTTACAATCATTTACAGTTTTTCCATATAATGATAATGATTCTGAAATTTCAGTCATATCAAATTTTATAAGGCTTCTAGATTTTAATAAAGTGTCGCCTTCAGTATTAAATTTTTTGCCAATTTCTAGTACTTGATCTAATCCATAATTTTTAGTTGGATTTGATTCAAATAAGGTTGCATCTTTTTCTGCATAAAATATTCTAAACATTTATTATTCCTTAATAGTTGACTACGCGTCCTTTAATATCTTGATTTGGAAATTTAACTTCAAAGATGCTAGGATCTAATGAAGGATAAATTATTCCATTTTTTGTCGCTGTTTGTAAATCATAAACATTACCAGAATAATTTAAGTCAGTTTCATATAAATTTGAAATCTTAACTCCTACAACTGATTGAACGCCTTTAACATTTGCAATTAAATTAGTAATATCAGATTTTATAATAGGTTGGTTTATTTGCCATTTATCAACATTAAAATGATCACGTAATGAATTAATACATTTTAATAAAACTTCATTACTATTATAATTAGACAATACTGAAATTTCGAAATCAATTCCTATGTTAATAATAAATGCATCTTTTATATTAATAGCATCTGTTAACATACGATAATAATTTAAGTATGTTTTTAAATTTTCTTTAACTGCTAAATTTAATTCAGTTAATTGTTTTGATGCATTGAATCCTAAAACATACATATTCATTGCCAATGGATTAGCAATCTTTGTTTCTTGATAATCTTGTTGTGAAATTTGATCATCTGGCACAATGTAAGCTTTTGCTACACTACCAAATTTTGATGGCATAGAATAAGCTCGAATAATATAATCATCTCTAGTTACCAAACGATTCTGTGTCGCAAAATTTGCTAAAGCATTATTTTTTATATCTTGCAAACTGTCTGATGTTTTAGCTCCTGTTGCTGGTTTCGGATTCGTAACAGCTACTGTATTCTTAACGAAATTTACAACACCTGCAGATATCGAAGAATTAACATCATCATTAAATGCAATAAAGTCAACCTCAGTAAGTTCTCCAGCTGGGACATTATCTGTTATACCATTTCCAATTGTATATGTTACAGTTAATGTAGTATTAGACGGAGCTTGACCGTAAGTTCTAGTATATAAAAAGTTAGACGGATCTATATCAACATCTAAATTCTTTCTAAAACCAGCTAAACCATTTCCAACATTATCCGGATTTGGAATTATTTCTTCATCATTATTATCTGATATACCTGACCCGAACTGCATTTCTAAACGATTATCACTTCTTAATCTTGTAATAAAACGTTTAGATGATTTACGAAGTTTTAATAAACTAGGAGAAGATGAACGATACTGACTTAACTCAGGATCATTTTCTGCCAAATTTGGTACTGCTTCAAAAATAGTGTCTTGAGCTAAATATGGAACTTCATACCAATTATCACCATCAGACTCAGTAACTGATATAATTTCAATTACATTAGATTCTGGTAAAACTACTTTGTCATATGCAATTGGTGAATTAAATGTAAACTTTGCTGTTTTTACTTCACCCGAAACAGCCCGTGCTGTTTTCTTTAATAAATAATATGTAGGTGTTTTAGTTATAGGATCACTTTCATATATTGTTACTTCGGTATTATCAATACTAGAAGAATATGAAAAGTCAATTGAATCCAACGTTCTAAATACAGCAGCACCAGATTTTTGTTTTATACGGAACCCAGGGTTTATTGATAATGCATAATTATAATCAGGTCGAACATTATTTCCCGTGCCAATTGCTGGAACTAAATGAAATACATTCAAATCTACATATGCAGGAACAACGTTGCTTGGATTATAACCCAACGTTTTTGCAATATCATATATATTACCTCGTTCGGATGCTTGTTCTAATAAAGATTCTTTTAAATTAGTATCTGCATAAAATGATAAAACATCGCCTACATAAGAAGCTAATTCAATAAATAACATCCCAGGAGATGATTCATTGAAATCTGTATATGTATTTGGAAAGTATTGTTTTGTAAACTCTATTAGATTGTTTCTAAATTGTCCAAAATCTTTTCCTAAATATGTTACATCTTTTTTTATTTCCATTTTATTTACCTTATTCTATTCTAACACTAGAAGCATCGCCAACGATCGTTATTGTATTCGTATCTAAATTATCCACTGAATAATTTATTGTTATTTGTATGTTGTGAATCAACGTTGGATCATCCTCATTTGTGATAACGTCAATTGAGTCAATATTAATATAAGGTAACCAATAATTAACTGGTTCTTGTATCAATGTTTGTATTTGTGTTTTTAAACTAGATAAGTTTGGTTCGAAAATAATAGTTATTAAATTAGTTCCATATGTTGGTTGCATTACACGTTCGCCAATTCTGGTCAATAATAACGTTTTAAGATTTTCTTTAGTTTGTATATCGGTTGTATATATAGGAGCAAATAATGATGCATTAGCAGAAAAGGATATACCTAATCCTACTTCATTTTGTTGAGTTACATCATTAATTGATTCTAAACGATATCCCATTATGCCATTCCTTTTTTCTTGTCAATCGCTTTCATCACTGCTGAATAGTCACGAGTCATTGCTGCTGCAACACTAGGGTCAACATCATATACCTTACCTGTTTCTGGATCTTCCATCACTTTAGGAGCTTGTGGAGCTAATCCTATTGAAGCTGCCATATTTTGACGCATCATACCAAAGCCCGCTGCATCTTTTGATGTCATGGTAATTTGATCATCATATGATTCATTCATCATATCAGAAAAACTATTCATTGCTAATGGTTGGTGTTCCATTAATGGGTCTGTATCATTTAAAACAGATGCCCATTTATTTTCTGCAAATACAGCTTTTTTTGTTGAAGTTTGTTTCGCAGCCGATGGTGGTGGGGTTCTGTGCCCAGGCATATTAGTTTTCGAAGGTTGTTTCATTTCTGAAATTGTAGGTTTTAAACCTTCTTTCAATATCTCAGTTAGTTCTTGTTTAATAACCGATCTTAATTCTTCTCGGACTATCTTTTTTAGAGCTAATATAAATGTTTTGTTATCCATAGTACTTATTTTTATATAAATATTGTAATTATAAATTTACGGGTTGTCCCCACGCAGTTGTATTAGGCTTAGGCCCATATATCTTTGATGATTGTATATCAATATAATAATCACCTATTTTACCTAGATCTCCTGCAGGAACACCTGGCGATTGGTATACTTTGCTAGGCGCTTCTTGTAATGACGTTAGCAAGCTTCTTTGTTGTATTAATAATGATTCAATTGAATCAGATCGATCATCTAAATCAGACTCAGATACATTATCGTCATTATAGAATTTAGTAGCAACTAAATCATTATAATCATAATCATCACCCAATTGACCATCACCTAATAAGTTGCCCGGTAATTCAAAATCCGAATCTGTTTCACCACATGTAGCTGATACTTTATTAATAGCATTAGTTAGTGGCGGAACAATTGTTGCTAATTTAGATGTAAGTGTTGCTGGTATTGTTGAAAATTGATTCAACGATTCAATTGCATTAACAATTGTTGCATCTTGTATAGCCGTTAATTGTCCAGCAATAAATGAGGCCGCAGTAATTGGATTACTCAACTGTGCAATTGATATTGCAGTTTTAATACCTTGCGCCACAGCTACAACTTGTTTAACCGTTTCAATTGTTTTTTGAATTTTAGGTATAGTTTCTTGAACTTTAGTAATTTGCTCTTGAACTTCAGCTAATTGATCTTTAATTTTTTTAACTCGCGGATCATCACATTGTGCACTAGCTGGTAACTTAACCGAGTCTTCTACTGTTTTAGCTACTTGCTCAGCTAATTTGTCTGTTTGTGTATCAAGTTGTTTCATAACTTCTGAAACAGCTTTACCTGGTAGTTTTGGTATAAAATCTAATGGTGGAACTACTGCACTCATAACTTTCCTTATTTACTTAAATAATATTTTTGACTTAATAGATTTTGTAATTCTTGTTGAGCAGAAATTCTATTAGATTGATCTATAAATGTGCCAACCATTGTACCACACTGAATTGGCGAACTTAATTGGCTCAATATTTTTTGTAAGACTTTTAATAAAACATCGCCATGCACCATATTAGATGCAGCTTCATCATTTCCTAGTTTTATATCTCCCGTAGTATTCAATATAATTGCACGAGGAGAATCAATTACAACGATATCTGTTTTTGCTTTTAAAATAACACGGTCTGCTGTTCCAATAAATTGTGAGCTTGCAAATTGTGATTCATTTGGTAAAAAACAAGATAATGAATTAGGCGAATTTTTATCACCTAATTTGAGTGTAGGTATATTTTGTGTGCTAGTTAAATAAACTGACGAAGCATCTTGTTCAATGTTTTCATTTACAAATTGTTTGTTTGGTTTATTTATTCTGCCATTAGATATTATTATGATTGGATCACCTATAGCATTTGACTTCCAAACTGGTTCTACACTGTATTTACCTGCAGTATAATTAAGTGAACTACCAAAACGTATACTATTGCTCCAACGACCTTCTAATAAAAAATCTCCTTCATATGGTTGTAATGGAGATACAGATTTTTGATTAAATGTATATCCTGGTTTAATTGCATCAATTTGAGTTTGAGTCAAATCAGATGACATTCCGGGTAACATGTTTTCGTTAATTGACGAATGAACATCGATCGATGTTATGTAGTACCATTGCTCACGCCATCTAGATGGAGTTGATTGTTGATTAAATGTTTTATAAATCAAAACAAATTCTCCTACTAACGGAATTTGTTTCATATTGATATTAGAAGGCTTAACAATGAATTCTTTTTGGTTGTAATATTCACTGCAAGATCTAACTTTTAATGCAAATAAATTATTAACTGTAGTATTAGATTGATCCGCGGGAATATACTGATACGTATCATCGTATGCTAAAACTTCAGCTACGTCGAATTCAATATTACGCACCTGGTTCCTTCTCTAATTTACTTTTTACGGCCGTAATACGCTCTTGTAATGCAATATCTTCTTGATCGATTGAGTCTAGTTCATCTTCTAACTCAGCAGTCATTGTTTTCTCAGCAATCTTCATTAATTGCTGTTTTTCTTCTTCACTTAACAAACCGTCTGCTCCTGCAATTGTTTGTTTTGTAGAAATAAAACGTTGAACGATAGCAGTAAGTTTAACGAGGTGATCGTCATTCTTAACTGCTACGTCTAAGTATTCTTTTATCAGTGGCACTATAACCGTTGCATCTGATGCATTACGGATAAGTGGCTGAAGCTGTGATATAAGTTGGTTGATTTGTCTATCTTTCTTTTTAGAATTGTGATAGACATCGGACATTAAGTCAGCAAAAGATGTGCCTTTAAATATTTCATCATTCTTGTCCATATCGTAAATCCTTTAATATAAATATCAAAAAGGCAGATTTACGAAGTTTGAACGTTCATATTCAAGGAATTTGTCTGTGTATATTTGTTTAAGTGTTTTAATGACACGTGTAATATTGTTTGTTTCTAATCCCGTACGCTCCCGGATAAAAATATACAACGCTTTTTTATTGAAGTCTTCAATGTTTTCTCGAGTTTCAAAAATATGAAGAATTGAGTCTGCAACATGTATATCTGTCCCATTCGAAAAAATGTAATTTAGATTGTCATAACAATATTCAATATACGCATCCATAAAATATTTTAACGTCTCACGCATTTCATCATTATGAATCTCTGTAATAATATTACGCTGTTCGTCAATGTCTAATTCCATTGTATCGGCTTTTAATTTAGCATACGCTTTTTGATTTTCAGCAATCAAATAATTAAAAGATGTTCTAGTATAATAAGAATATGCTTTTCCAGAATCTGGCTTAAATTTATTTAAACGTTCTGTTAAATATGTTACTAGATCTGTTTGTAAATCAACAAACGAAGAATCAATATAAGTTGGTTTAACTTTATTAATAAGATTTTCTGCTAACTTCATGAAGGCCGGATAGATAAATCTTCGATAAATCTTTTCACGTTTTACTCGGTCATCTTCGATACCATTATATGCGGTAATCGCAAGGTCTGTTATTTTAGTAAAGTATACATTACTTTTTTTCTTGCGCTTCGCCATCGAATAAATCTTTTAGTTCTGTTATTGTTTCTTTCAACATCTGGAATGTTGTTCCTGCTTCATCTTCTGCTTCAAAAGAACCTAAACGGTCAATTTCTTGCATCGTGTTATATGAATCTTCAATTTTACCAAACATATATGTATTAGTAACTTCAAGCTCTTCAATATATTCTTGTGCTTCTGCTAATGCTCCCGCTAAATAATAAGCACGATACATAAAATAAGCTGCACTTCCAAACAGAATGGAACATACTATATATAATATAATCATAATCAATCGTTATTAAATGCTCCAAAGATACTTGATATATCTGTTAAGGCTTGTTCAACATTTGGATTCGATTCTGCTAAGTTTTTCAATCCATTACTTTTTGTAGCTTTTGACTTTTCAACTACCGGAGCAGGAGTGCCGTCTTTTAAACGTTTCCAACGCTCATACTCAATAATTGATGCCATATGATCTGCATGGTGCAAAATAACCGGTAAATTTGTTTTTAATTTTGCTTGGGGCGCACGAGCAACAAAGTATGGTTTATTTGCATCATCATACATTCCATCATGAATCTTAATTGCTTGATATTCATTCCAAGTCATCTTAACTCCATATTCTTGTAACAACCAAACTGATAGGTCCGGTACCATTGCAAATGGAATTGCTGAATTGGTTTTATAAAGTTTACCTTGATTTTTTCTATGCCAATCCGAAGTTTCAACTTGATATACTTCATTGCCATCGCCTGGGAAACCTGCTTTACCTAAATCGTGGTGCATTGCTGCAAACATCATTTCTTCAAGAGTATATCCAGACATATCTGCACCAGCAGCACTCCACGTGGCATGAAGTGATTCAACACAATCCATAACACGAAGTACGTGGTCAACATATCCTCCGGCAAATGCATTATGAAAATGTTCCATTGAAGAAGCTGGCATAAATACCATTCTTTCTTCAAACATATCATACATTTTATTTAATGCATCTTTACGGGTTGGAAACAATGTGTTAACACGATTGCGATATTCTTCCCAATTTGATTTTATTTTTTCTGCTTCTAACATAAATTAGTTTTACTAATATTATAATGAATTATTTTTTGATTTCCAATTTTTCTCCGTTAACTAATCGTTGGGTACATTGCCAACAAGTTACCGAAGTTGCATTGTTATCAACTCGTTCACAGATGTTATCACAATATTTACATTGTAATTTTTTAAACCCACGTTGATTGGGAGCAAGTCTTGCTTTTTTTGCCATAAATTAAAGTTTAATTATTCGCGATCAATATAATAACGGGCTGAATCTAATTTCTTTAAAGCTCTTGACAAATTGTCTAGAGCAGATTCTTTATCTATTTTACCCTCTTCTAACATTTTGCCAGTAACTCTAACAATTTCTCGAGCATCTTCGATATCGTCTGTAATTTTTGCTTTGAATTTGTAATGTGCCATAACTTTATTTCCTTTATTATAAATATTAAGATTCTAAAATCAATGCCCTATTTTGAGTGCATTCTACGCCTACACGCATCAAAGCCTGCTCTTTTGCCTTTGCTTCTACCATAATATCTAAATCATCAACGCCATAAGACTTTGGTAAGTCTAAAATAAAGTCAGCATGAGCCTGTTCTTTGATCTTGGTAAATTCTTTGTATTGTTTGTGGAAGGTTGGATAATCTTCAATGTTATCCATAGAGATACCATGATGCTCAAACATACGTTCTACCATGGTTTGATACTCTCTACGACGAGATTCTGAATAATGGGTACATTGAGTCACACCATGCTTCTGCCAAGTGCTACGAGCCATCAAAAAGGCTTCTTCTTCAGACAAATCACCGGTATTGAAAGTGTGGTGCCAATAATCAAATGTAATTGGAATATCAATTTGAGAATGAACACGCTCATATAAGTCACGCACTGAATACATTGATGCCTTGTCATCATTCTCGATAACTAAACGAGCTTTGCATGAATCTGACAAACGATCGTAATTTTGCAACCAACGCTCAATTGTAGCATCTTTGTCGCCATAAGTAGAACCAATATGAATATTGATCTTGTTTTCAAAGCTAGGAGCAAAGCCCATCATATCAAATAATTCAGAATGGCGTTCTAAACTAACCAAACTATTATCAACAACATGGTCTTGCGGACTACCTAGAATATGAAATGGACCAGGGTGGGTTGTAATGCGATGGTTATGAGCCTTAGCATAATCACCTGCTGCACGAAGATGTTGTGCAATTTCTGCAATCTGCGGAAGTTCTTCTAGGCGATAATGATTCCACCTAGGAAATAATTCTGAACCCAAACGAAACAATGTAATGCCATTTGCTTCATTCCATTCTAGAATAGTTAACAAGTCACGGGCATTTGCTAATGCAATCTCGCCGGCCAATTGTAAACCACCTTGTTGAAACTTTTTGTCAATCATTGTTCGACCTGTGCGAATATTTTTTGCACTCAACTCTGTGTTGATGCAGGCATAACCGAATCTTATCATATATGGATTTTTTTATATTATATGAAAAATAATTCATAAACACAAAATTAAAATGCTTTTTTATTAAACTAATATTTATTAATATGATACAATTAAAATCATTATTCAATGAACAAGGAGCTGTAATGCGACAAGGGCCATCTGACCCTAACGCAATAAAAGGGGCATTTAATGCACAGCGAATTGCTCAACAAATATATGATGCAAAAGGCACTTTTTCAGATGATGAAGAAAAAGTAATGCCAGCAATACAAGCAATAAAAAATACCAAACAATATATTGAAGTTAATAAAGAATTACAAAAATTAACTGGCGGTCGTGGGATGGGTGAATATCTAACTAGTTTTTTAGATATCAATCCGAGATTAATGATTGCTAGTTATTTATTACAATTTATACCTGCAAACCAATGGGGCTGGACAATTAAAAAAATAGTTCCATGGAATGACTTTAGAACAGTAGCACAAAACGATCCGAGTATATATGATAAATGGAAAGCTGGTGAAACTAGTATAGGAGAAGAAAAAGCTCTTATTAAATTGATGAATGGTCCATATAAACAAGCTTGGTCTAAATGGAGTTCATTATCAGCTGGGGAACAATTGAATGCTTGGTGGAAAGATAATGGACATACAGTTTTAACAGTATTACAAATCGGCACAGCATTTCTCCCGGTTATAGGATGGGCAGTGTCAGCAGGTATTGGATTAATTGATGCAAATGAATATCGAAAAGAGGGCGATCCTAAAACAGCTGGACTTGTTGCTTTATTTTCAGTGATGCCAGGTATTGGTAAACTTGTACAAAAAATACCTGGAATGAATCAATTAGGCAAAAAAGGAATGTCACTATTAGCTAAAAAATTGAGTATAGCAAAAACTACGGCTGTGAAATTTTCAGCTGTTGAAATGGAAGTTATCAATGAATTAGCTAAAAATAATATCTTTATCAAACAACAAATTGAAGTGTTCTTAAAAACAGGAATTGCTAAAAGTGCAAAACAAGTTGCTGCATCAAAGGCAAAATCATATGTAAAATCAGGATTACTTAATTTTGCAAAGATTGCTGCTCCAGTAGGAGGCGCATTAGGTGTTGCAGCAGGATATAATTATACATACGATTCAGCAACAGCAGCAACGCCAGAACAAATACAACAACAATTGTTACAAGATTTGGATCAATTATATAAACAAGAAATGAAAAAATGAGTAACTCAAAACAATCATTAAATGAATTAAACCCATTGGAATATGCAGCAGTTATTTCCATAGGTGGATTAGCTATAAAAGGCATTGCTGCAGTAATTGCCAGAAAACTAGCAAAAAAATACGGCGTATTGGAACGTGGAAAAACATTGTTATCTTATATGTGGAACCGTAATAAATTAAAGGCAGCTGGAGTAACAGATAATGAAATGGGTGCTTTATATGCAAATGGCGGAGCAGCTATAGTTGATTTAGGCAAACAATTTACAAAAGAAGTCTTTGAGAAAGTTAAAGCAGGTAAAATAACTCCAGAACAAGCAATTAATGATTTAGATGGTATTATTCCTGAATCTGCTAGACAGGATTGGCTGAAAAAATTTAAAACAATTGCACCTGCAGGAGCGAAGGCAGGATCATCAATATTGAAGGCTACATATAGTAAAATAGTCGGACCTGCAGTTACTAAAGATGTAATGGAAGCAGCTCTTACTAAGGTATATGGAGCTGAAGGTCTTGCTAAGGCTAAACGTGCATATCAAGTATATTTAGATCAATACAATGCCGGCAAATTAGTAGTACCATTTAAAAATAAATCTATATTTCCCAATATAGATGATTGGACTGCTGCTACTGGATGGAAACCTAAAAATCCTAATTTAGGATTCAATGACAAATTAATGCAACAAAAAAGTGCATATCGTTGGCATAAACTTATATGGACATTACATCACTAAGTTATATAATGTAATATTTATATTTAAAATAGAAAAAACATTCAAAAGGAAATTATGATTAAATTAAAAAACATATTACAAGAAAATATGCGTAGCTTCGGAACTAAGAATTTATTAACCGAACAAGGAGCAGCTATTGAATTAATAGGTATGCCTCAAGTTAAAGCTGCAACGCAATTCTTTAAAGCAGCATATGATAAGCAAGTACCTGCTCCTAATTACATATTAGGACAATATTATTTGAAAACAAACCCGACAGATTTTAACGCTGACGTTCGTAAAAATTATTTCGGTAAAGTTTTAGGTTTTGGACTAGTTCGATTCGGTACAATGACTATACCATTGTTAACCAATGGCGCGCAAGACGAAGGCGGATCATTTCAATTTAACCCGGACCAAGTTACCCCGCAAGGGTATGACCTAGCATGGAAGGAATTGAGATTCTACTCGGAACCTTTTGGTCCTGTACCTAAAGATTCCGCAGGCATGGCGAACAAAATTAATGCAGCATTTAATCAAATACCATTAAAAGATATTCAAGCTATGTATGCTGCAACAAAGAATAAATATAACGCGCAAATTGTAGCATTCAAAGCATCGAAAGCTCCAGTATTAGCATTATTGACAGGAAATGCTAAAGCTTTCTACGGAGTATAAATAAAAGTAAAATATGAAGAATCTTTTATCAGAAAATATGATGCGATTTGGAACTAAGAATTTATCTGAATCAAACATTAGAAACATTAATAAATCTTTATTAACTGAAGGGGAAGTTGATTTAATGAAACTTCCGCAAGTTGCCGCAGCAACAAAATTCTTTAAAGCTGCGTGGGATAAGCGAGTTCAAAAACCTAGTTATATATTAGGTCAATATTATTTAAAATCTGATCGAGAAACTAACTTCGAAACTGCATATCGTTATATGGGAAGTGTAGTTGGTTTTAAATTAGCTAGATTCGGAACCTTAGTATTACCAGTTCCAGATTTATATATGGGTGGTAGATGGCAATTTGAAGGTACTGGAGCAAATGGTCCAATCGGCTTCAGTCAATTAATGTGGGATACTTCAGCTATAACTATAGAACCAAATATAAAGCCAGCTGATGCAGCAGCTTGGATCAATGAGGTATTTAATCAAATGCCACTTAAAGATATCCAAGCATTATATAATGCTTCGCCAGGAAAACCAAAATATGATACATATATTGCACAGTTAAAAACAGCAACAACTCCAATTAAGCCATTACTAACTGGCAATGCTAAAGCATTCTTTGGTGTATAAATAAAAAATATATAATGTAGGATAGGGGCTTTAATTAGCCCCTATTTTACTATTCGATAAAACATTGTGCACATTCCACATCGATGTTAATATTATTAAAGGTTAATACCGACCAAGTGTCTGAAAAATCTTTAATCATAATAACATGATCAATTAAATCTGGAATACCGGTATTATATAATTCTAAGATTTCAATTGTCTGAATATTATTTTTAAAATCATTAACATCTAAACTAAATTTTCCTACAATTTTCCTAGTATGATTAAATGTTGCTGTTAAGACCTCATCTGCATTTTTATCTGACATATAATCGTATCCATTAGAAAAATACATTGTGTCTGGAATTAATTTAAAGTATCCATGATTCCATTTAGTAAATCGATCATATGCTGAAATAAATGAATCTTTAATACTAGATTCTAATTTATTAACACGGCCGGAAACAACCATATTTCTAACGTGTGCTCCTGTATATTCAATACCGTAACGGTCTAATACTGCATTTTCAACTTCATTTAACATCGTAAATGTTATTTGCGAATATGTAACAGAATTAATTGCAATGGCTAATACTAATAATAACTTTTTCATCTCTTTTTAATTTAACTGATTAACTATTTAATTATACTATATAATAAGAAGAATAATTCATGAATCCAATCTATATGGTATTTTAATTTTGCTTATATTTATAATAAAGAATTTTAAAACAAGGAAAATATGAAGAATCTTTTATCAGAAAACATGATGCGATTTGGAACTAAGAATTTGTCTGAGGCAGCTCAGAAAGAATTAGTTATAAAATCAATTATGGAAACTATTGAACAACATGGATTATATAATGTAATTCGTAAAAAATTATCAGAACAAACAACAGTAAAACCAGGTGCAAAGGTAAATGTTGATTCACCAAGTAAAGGCCTAGTAGCAATGCCAGTGCCTACGGATTCAAAAACACAAGGTATGGCATCTAAAATTATCGGTGGCATAATGAAAGCAACAGGCGGAATTGATGATAATAAAACAGTACAAAGTTTAGTATATTCAATTAAAACACCGGAACTATATTATGCATGTTTATATATGGTTGCACATTCTCCTGCAGTTAAAGCAAATTATGGTTTTAATTTTAGTACGGTTTGTAACATGTTAGGACAAGATATGACCCATGCAGCTGGTGCGAAAGGCGCATATGCTCCAGGTAGTAGAATTAAAATGGATTCTCCAGGTGCAATGGTTGCAAAAGCAACAGGCTATGAAGGTATGTATAGAGATATCGAACGTCACTTGCAACAATTCAATTTAGAGGAAGAATTACCAACAGAAAAAAATAATGCTTAAATAAAAAAAAGCCCCTTCCTAATAAGTTGGGGCTTTTTTACTGTTATATAACTAAATTATTTAATTCTTCGAATAACTTTTCTTGCTAATAATGGGATTGTAATCGCTAAAATTGCAATTGATAAGATATTCAAATCATACAACCATCCTTCAAACAATGGGCCTTGACCTTTTGCTGGAGTTTGTGTAAAAATTGTGAATACTACTAATTTAAAAAATAATGCTGCTGCAAATAAAACTACTAACTTTTTCATAACTCTTTAATTTTAATTAATAACTCTTTTATATTATTATAATAAGAAATTAATTAATCAATTCCAACCGAATCTTAGAAAAAGTTAATCTTTTTTTACGAATCCATTTAAAAAGTCTCGTTGCTTTTGAATTGCAACATCTAACTCTGTTGGCTCTGCAACTTTTCGTTTTCTTGTATTATTTGCAGTGTTTCTTGCAGCGCTAGATTTAGTATCCACTTTTGTGCTAGATCGTTTGGATCTTGCTTTTGTATCTTTAACAATAATACTTGTAGAATCTGATCCGCTTTCTCTACTATCAGCTGCGATTTTAGTTGCTGACCCTCCGGTGATAATAGAAACTGTTTTAATTGGTCTTGATTTGGGTTGATTTCGCTCGGTTTCAATGCGTCTCGTGAGTTCGTCTTGTCCAATTGACTTTGTGGTTTCATAAAGGATGTATCCAACGCTATACGACGTCTTTTCGTTCTGAATCTCCATACCACACGGATAATTCGTTTTATCAACTGATTGAACCGTATATTGAATACCCCAACCAACTTTTTTAAATTTAGTAACATAACCACATTGTTTTTGACCCATCCAAGAAAAGAAAACCGCTGCTCCTGATTGGAACTGCGGCTTCTCAAATTTTTTCTGAACGGCATCTGTTATTTTTTGTTTTGCCATTTGATTTTAATTAGTGCATATAACTGATACCTGATTGATTATATTAAATACCCTTAGATATCTAGTAATTTTATCACGCTTAAACATTTTCTCCATTTCTTTATCTCTACGAAGAATATATCCAGACTCAAAGAAACGATATACAATTTGCCGTACTGATCTGATACTATTAGATTCAACCATTATATTTTCATCATCTATCATGACTTCAACATAATCAGCACCGGCCGGCAATTGTTTAGGACGTTCATCATATTGAGCAGATTCAACTAATGATTCTTTAATCATATCAAATACGCGTCCTAAATCAATTCCTTTTGATTCTCGGATCAAAGCCCCTTCATACAATTCAAACAAGAATTGCATTTTTTCAGCTTTTGGAAGTTTTTTGAAGTAACTATATTCTGCATAGTTAACTTGCATTGTATCAAATACTGATTTCATCATTACGCACCTGTTTTATTTCAAATAAACTTATAACTGCGTCAAGTGGCAGTCTTTTAATTTCCATGACCATAGTCTGGGCTTCATCTAAGTTATTTGCATTTACTCGGCCAATAACTTCTCTTGAAGAATCTGATTTATAATAATACACATACGTTGTCATAAGCGTGCCTATATTTTATTATAAATATAAACCTAGCTCATATCCTTTGATAGCTGAGTTAAGTGAATCATTCAATGTTTCGAATAATTTTCCAATTTCCATTCTAGTTAGCATAAATACACGCCCTTTAATAGAAACTTCAAATGTCTCAGTTTTAGCAGTACGTTCTGCATATAAATTAGTAGACAATGTTCCTATTGATTTCGTATAAGAAATTAAATCTTTATAACGCATAGGAATCGAAGTGGTTACTACGTGTAGTGAACCCATTGTTACATTCATTGGATCTTCCCGGAAGACTTCTGCAGAAATTTTAGATTCGAATGTAAAATCTAAGTCTGCCCATGTATTGCCGTAACGATTTCTCATTTTGTCGCTAATAGCCCATGGTTGATTGATACTTGTTGTCATTTTTGTTAGAATTTATAAATTAATACTGTATATACGTCATTTGCGTAGTTATGTCGAATTGTTACATATCGATATTTTTCAATCAACATATCCATCACTAAACCAGGATGTACATAAAAGAATCCTTCGTGGTGTTGGTTGTTAATTGGCGACAATAAATTAAATGCTACTACAGAACCAGCTGCATCATACATTAACTCAATGTCATTGAATAATTTTTGAAGATCTTTATCTTCAGTATCACATCTTCGTTGTGTGAATACCCCCGATGCTACTACCCAATCATATGTATTTAGTTTGACAGGTGGTTTCTCAAAAGCTCCGGTGATGATATCATATCCATATTTTTGTTTAGCTAAATCTGCCATTAATGGATTATGATCAATTCCAGTATATGGAGGATGTTCTCCATAAAAATCATTAATGAAGTTACACATATCCGCTCTACCACATCCGATGTCTAAAATTGTTTGTGTAGGCAAATATCCTACTAATAAGTTTTGAAACAAATAATGTTGTTCATTTGTATCATGATATCCTACTGGCTTTGGACTATATAACATATAATCTAAATCAGTCGGTTGTAAGCCATCCCAATACTGTTTCGTTTCGTCTGGGGCATCAAGGATACTAGTTATCTTGTTTTGTATATCTTCTTGTTTCATCTTTGTCTGTGAATTCGATTAGCAATACGTTCTTTATTTTGATGTTTTCTTTCGTCCGACATCATTTTCTTTAAAGGATGTGTACGATTCATGTTACGTTCGGTACGTGCGGTTAAAAGTGCATTATTCCAAGCTTCTTCAATCGTATCACAATCTTCTAGTAAAAAAACATCATTCAAGTTCTGTTCTTGCCATTCAATAAAGTAATGTCCGGAAGGCGACACTGATAGCATCGCCCCTGGATATTGTTTTTTTACTTGTTTTTGTATGGTTTCGAGTTTAATCATTACCAAGAAGCTTTACCTGCAGAATTAGCATCTAAGTGTGGAAGTTGTTCATTTGCTACTAACTCTTTATATGGTATAGTAGAACGAATCATTTCAGTATCACACAATTTAGCAGTTAATGCTTTATTAATGAAAGTTTTAGCACTATTCGATGTTCCTATCATTACTAATGCTGATCGACTCTCTAATAAGATGTCATATACTGATAATTTGTTGATAATTCGTTTTGCTAAAACGACGCCTAATTGATTTTTGTCTTCTGTTGTGACAATTACTTCATCTCCTGCCTTGAATGCCATTATTCTAAGATTTTGATGATTTTACTAGCAGTTACTGATTTAACTTCAAAGTCAAATGTATATCCGGTAAAGTCTTCTACTAGATAAGTTTCTGTAACTTTTTTGATTTTCACTCCTTTCGGCGTGTCTACTTCATCCGTTAGTTGGATTTTTGCTGTGTAATAACTCATTTTTATTTGTTTTTAATAAATACTATAACTTATTGATAATATAAGAAAAAAATTTCGTGATTCAAATGAAATTTACTTGTTTTTTTCTAGTTCTTTTTGCAAACGCTTTTGTGATCTATGAAATTCATATGATTGACGAATGTGTTTAGCTGACAAATCGAAGTTAACTTGCAAATTATCTAAAATATCAGCAATTAAACGTTCTTTTTCGAATGTCGTTTTAGTATTTCTAAGCATTGCATCAATAATTCGTTCTAGATGACGAATATATTGCTTTGGTAGTCGACGTAAAACTCTAGATTTTGAAATGTGTATTTCAACTTCTTGCTTTTTAGTGTCTTTTTTTTCAGAAATCAGCTGTTTTGCAACAGTAACTGTCTCTTTTAATACATCGCCATACTTAACAACCCACGCAACTTCCGGTGCTGGTGGAGCTGGAGGTGTTTCTTCGGCACCAGGAGTAGGAGCAGCGCCACCACCTGCGGCTCCTACCTGAGCTTTTTCTTTATCTGCGTCGCCTAATCCAGCAACATCATCTAATGATAATTGCAATTCCAATGTATAATCAGTATTTCTTCCGAATCCGGTATATGGAACTACTTTAATAATGTTATGTCGTATTAAACTTAAAAGAATTCCTGGAGTGATATTCAAATCAGCTCCACTTCTTGTTATGAATTCACGAACCCCAGCATCGCTAGGAGAATATAATATACCTAAATGACGCGAACCATATGCATCAAATTTACCTAAAAACTTTTCTTCTGCTGGCGTAAATGGTGAGTCTACTGCATCTTTCGGAGCGTTGTCGGTAACTTTTGCTGGCCCAGTTGCTTGTTCAGCAATTAGTGTGCGTAAAGTTTGTTGTATATTATATTTAGTTTCCATTATGCTGCTTTTGCTTCTGCTAATTGAGTTGAACGATATTTGCTAACTAATTTTTTCATCTCATTAATTGATTTGCGAGCTCTAACGCCTGCAGCTTTAACTTGTTTTTCTTGAAAGCGATCATGGTTTTCTTTAAATGTTAACCAATGTGCTTCCATTGCTTCATAGATTTCTTGTGATGTCATATTAACCTTTATTTGTTTATAAATATATTAATAAATATCACACTTTAATAAAACGCTCCATAAATGCATCTAAAGTGTAGCCTGCAGTTTCAATTGTATCATAACTAGTAAGTTCGATAACAATTTTACCTTTTTTCTCATAAATTTGTTGTATATGAGATTGATTCACATAATGTACAGACTCAGACGCATCTGAACTAATTGATATAATACGTATGAAGTCTGTTTTCATTGTTAATCTCCGCGGTAAATTGCACCCATATATCCACGTGATGGATTTTCTCTATCATATGGATCAAAATCTGGTGATGTAGGTGTTTCTGGTCTAGGAGCTGCTGCTGGCTTTTTTGAATTTATATATTGCCATACTGCTATGTTCAATTTATATGCTTGATCAACAGTTAAATCAGTTAACTCAGCGCGACCAACTTTTTCTAAAAACTTTTTCACAAACGGCTCAGCAATTGGATTTTGTTTAACAGCATAAGCAGTTCCTCGCAACATTGAGCCACCGCCTTGATCTGTACGAGCTAAACGATATGGATCTAAATCAATTAAATCTTGTGTGTCTGCTGGAACTTCATCCCAAGTAACATTGAGTAATGCGTCTGGATTTGGTTCTTTGGCTACGTATAACGCTTCCTTACGATCTTCAGGTGTCATTAAATCCCAAATGCGGTCAGCACTATAAGATTGTTCCATAAGACGCTTAGCACGTGCTATCTCTTCCTTAAGGATTTGTTTGTGTCGAGGGTTGTTGATATCAAAAATATTCATTACTGTAAATTTTCTAATTTATATATTGTTGTATATATTAAATCTTTGAATGTATCTAATTGGTTGATAATGTTTGTGTCTTTAGGATCTAGTTTATCGTAAGCACGATCAATGAATGTGGCTAATCCTTTAAAATACTTAAGCGCTGTAGCTTGACTATATTCATCAAATTTTTCCGCCGGCGCAAATCCTTTAAGGATACCATATTTACCTTGATATGCTTCTACTAATGCATCAATCATATCAGGTATTGCATCATAATATTTACCTAATGCTTTATGTGCAGCAAAAGATCCTGCACCAGTTGTTTGCCAATGAAAAACATGTGCTTGATCACGTGATGCCATTAGTGTTGATATTAATTTTTCAAACATTTTCTACCTTTATTTACTATTTAATATGTAAGCAGCTTCTTTTTGTCTTCGTTTTGCATTGATGCCGCCGTTATGTGATTTTAATTGTAATACTGCTTGTGCAATATCATTTATATTTTTTGTTTTCATTGCACTGATAACATTGCTAGGTAAACTACCATAATTATATGCAATTGATACTAATGCTGAAACAGTACCTTTATTTAATCCGTCTGCATGTTGTAATACTTTCGGAATAAACTCGTCAGACAGCCTACGTGATAAATCTCGAATTCCATCTTCCTTAGTAACAGTTATATCAGGTTTTTCTGATCTATCTGCAGATAAATGTTCAATGTTACCAGATGCATCAGTTACCGTGCTACTTCCGTATCCAATTCTCCAATTATTAACATCCCAATAAGCTTCAGAACGGAATCCTTCAAAACCAGCCAACAAAGCTGCGGCTTGCTTTAATATTGGATCTGAATAATTTGCACCTGATATTGATCCTATTCCAATCAATGAAGCTAATGACATATCAGTGTCTTCTTCGCCCGCAGATGTGTCAGTTCCAATTTCTCCAGCTTTTTTAAATAAAATATTTTTTGTTATTGTATCTAATTTCCCGGTTGGGTCTTGTGTAATGTCATGTTGGAATTTAATTAATCCACTTTTTGTATGAGGGCCGAAAATACCATCAACACCTTCGCGGCCAACTGAATATCCTAATTTAATTAAAGCAGATTGCATTTTAAAAACATCAGGACCTTTATCGCCTACTTGCAATAATGCAGTGTCTTCTGGTTTAATTTCTTTGGTTGAATCCACATCAATTAAATCTAATACTTGACGTTTCCATTGACTTGCAATTTTTTTGTGAGCGTCCGAATCTAAATGAACGTGATCTTTTGTAAAATCAATTTCCGTGAAATCTCCAGTATCAATTATAACATCTGCAGACGTTTGAGTTTGAAGCCAATCTGATATTTTATCGTTAGCTGGGTATCCGCCTTTTCTATAATAAGCATCTCCAGGAGTAACAAAATCTTTTGTTGGATTAGTTATAACAACTAATTTTGCTCCAACGTTACGTACCATATCAAACATTGTTTCAAAATTTCTAATAGCATTTACTGGCGATTTTGAAGCGCCATCATTACCACCACCCATTATTGATACAATATCATACTTATCAGATAAGCTATTTTGAAGCATTGTTAAAATAGCAGATGTTGAAGCTCCATTTTTAGCAACAATCGTTCCATCAATTTGTTTAGATCGTACTAATATACGAGCATAACTCCAATCTGCTGCAGTTTGTGAATCACCAACAAACAATACTCGAAGTTTCTTATCTGATGTTTTCTCAGTAATAATTTCGTTTAATATAGATCTTAATTTTATCATTTTCCTTGACTTACATATGCCTTAGTATAATTAGTTGCATTCTTGCTTCTACTTGTTTTAGTTTTAGCATGAACTCCAGGTCTTTTAACCTTCGGTTTCGAGATATGCATCTTTGCACTATTGCTGTTTACTTTTTTTGCTGCCATAGCTATTTCCTTTAAATTAAAACTAAACTAATAACATTGTTGGCCTCCCAACTTAAAAGAAATAACTTATTATATTAATAAATATGGGACACAAAAAAAGCTCGAGGTCGAAACCCCAAGCTCTTAACTATACCGTCTAAGGTAGCAGACGCTCTTTATTTACGTTTAAACGTTTCCGTTAAAATATGTTCAGACCCTTTAAGGTTACCCATTAAACGACGTGCAAATGACTCGTTCATATCTTCTTTGTCAACAAATGCTTGTTTCATTGACTCTTCTTCATCACCATCGCCATCAGCATCAATGTAATCAGGTTTAACACCATCAGCAGCTTCATTGATATCAACATCAAGCATATCAGCAATCATACTCATTGCTTCTGCTTTTGTATAATGATCACTCATATATATTTTTTCAATGATATCTAGCTCAGCCATTGATTTATTTAAAGCTGAATCAAATTCTTCTGAAGAGATTCCTAATTCATCAGCAATTTCATCAAAGATATCATCAGATTCTTTTAGTGGCGTTTCCATTGGATTAGAGAGAGGTTGCTCAGCGCTTTGTTCACCCATTTTGGCAGCGTATGCCGCAGTTGTTTGTTCTAAGGTAGGTAAAGGCTTACCAGGTTCACGTTCCCACGCAAAACCTTCTTTAAGTATTGATTTTAGTTTGATCATTGTTTCCTTGCAATTTAAAAATAAATATAGTACGTTGTAAAACATAGTACGTTCGTAACCCCTTTCAGGGCTACATCCGTTTACATTGGGAATACAGCAAAGTGCGTTGTGATTTTCCCGCCACCATTCGGTATCATGGTGATTTCAGTAGCAATTTCACGATCAGGTGTATCAGGCGAAGCAGATTTAACTGCTCCTACACCAGGATCATGTCCCCATCCACCTCGATGATTCATTTGCCATGGGCGATCCGACGGCTCAAGTGGTACTTGTATAACCAATTCAAAGTCCGCATCGCGTGCAGAGCATCTAGTTGTGATGTCAGCAATGTTAGGACGAATCTTGTTGTCAGCTAACCATGGATTAATTTCACAAATCAATACATTGAAAAGTTGATGCAATGTATCGCCCGTGCCACCCTTTGCATGGGCAAGACTAATTCCAACCCCAGGTCCTACATAGGTAAGTTGAAATTGTGTAGTAGTTAGTTCGACGCCTACATACACGCCCTCTTCACTGCCCAAGTACTTGCCGCGTTGTGAAGCCCATTGTCGACAAGATGTCCATGATTCTCCCGTCCATTCATGAAGCAATCGTTTTAAACGTATCATAATTTCCTTGTTTTAAAATGATGCAGTTTGTGAGCCATCGCGATTAGCACGCCATTGAGTGGCATCCTCACTTCCATCGGGTGTCCAATAATCATCAGCATCTTCAATACCAGTAGCATCAGGCTGCGCTCCTGCTGTCTTGCGAACCAGGAATAAACGAGTTGCCCCTTGCACTACTTTGAATGCTGCTAAGTCAGAGTTGCTTTGCAACAATTCCGTGTATATTCTAGTTTTTTGTGCGCCCTTGGCGTCATATGTGTCGCTTCCGCTAACATCAATCACATCCACTCCGGGCTGCGTATTGGCAAAATCGCGAATTGCTTCACCTATTGTCTTGAAAAGACGAAATGTGTTTAATTCGCCTTGAGCCGCTGATTGGCGAGTAGTGGTTGTCCAACCTTCACCGTCTTTGCTACGAACAAAATAAGCAAATTGCCATTCTCCGGTGTCTCCGTGCTGACTGTGTTTCCATTTGGTCATGGTCATGGTGATGGGCTGGGAATCGGCCTCAAACTTTGCTTCGAATGATTCTGCGTCGCCCCAATTGTCCTGCCATACAAATTGGGTCGCGTACGGTGTCACGCTCCCCAGAGAGATTTCCGCTAATAAATCCTTTAATCTAATCATGGTTTATCCTTTATACCCGTCCAATCATATTGTGATGATGCTGGCACGATTATTACTTGGACGCGTTGGTTTCCTAATGCCCAATTGGCTACAAGACGATGATGGCCATCCGCGATAGCTAACGAACCATCTGCAAATTGCGCGACGCGTATAGCGGGCAACTCGGGTAATCTGCGCAGAATCTGTACGACTTTGCTGCTTTGAATGTTTGGTTGTGTTATGTGTATGTCTTGAATACTTACCGATCGCATTCGACCATCCGCAGCGTTGGTGTCGACAGCAGCCGCTACTTGATTCCATGCATATCTACTAGTCGCAAAAATGCTTGTTATATTTTTAGCATCTGAAAATATGGTGCCACGTGGCAATGACTCAATGCGTTGTGTTGCTGTGAGCATGCTGACCGATTCCGCTAATAAAGATGCTAATCGTATCATTGTGCATCCTTGATTCCCGTAGCATCATATTGTGTGCTTCGCTTCCATATTCCCATTAAATCAAATTTAGGAGTCTTTTTATATGTAGACCAAGCCGCATCAGATGCCACTTCGTCATAGCCCGTTAAATGCTTAGCAATATATTGACGATATAAACGCATACGACGTTGATCTGATTTAGCAGCTGATATTACAATCTCGCGAGGGGATAACCGCGCTACTGCTTTTTTTATGATAGATGTGATGGTTGACATAACACGCAAAGTTACCCCTTCATTTGTTTCTGTGTATTGATCTGGTCTTCCGGAATCATCTATTACCGCAAAGTGTATTTCCATTACACCCTGGACGTCCGTACGAAAGTCAACTTCGTATTGGGTTGCTGCATCTGTGCGAAAGTGTGCTTGGTTTATTGTGAAGTTGATGCGATATGCATATGGCTCTAACGTAGCTTCTCCAATTTCCTGCAGGATGTGTTTCATCTTTATCATATTAATAAATATCGGAGATCGTTAATTTGGTGGCTACGTGAGGTGCTGACTGAAGCGTTAGCGTAGGGAGGCTCCGAAACGTACTATATATTAATAATAGCTCTATGGCACCGCCATATACAATAAAGAGTCTTCTCCCTCAGCAAAAAATCTTCCCGCGCTAGAAAAACATATATTAGCACCACTATCTAGATGGGGGTGTTCTACCCCTTAACGAAACCCTCCCCCACCCCCCTAAATCATGGGGGGTCAAAGGGGTCTATACTAGGGGGGCTACCCCACAAAAAAAGGGGGGCTATTACTCCCCCCATGTTCTGGCTATATTTGGCTTAGGCTCGCTTCTTGGATATAAGGCATATCAAGTCTGCTGCTTCCCTAGCTTCTGGCAATGACCAATCTCCATCAATGTCTAAGTCTTGCATCAACATGTTGACTCCTAACCATTTGTTAATTGCTGAACGATACATTGGCTCGTCTTTGCCATAGTCTAATTCTAATTGCTTTGCATTCAAAAAGAATATTGCTTCTAGCTTCTGAATGTTTTGGATCATCTCTTTCTTTGTCATGTCTCTCTTGTTATATATTAATACTACTTACCTAATAACTCTTGTACATTCTCTAATGCTAGCTTGGCTCCGAATTGAATTGCCATTTGCATTAGCACTAAGTCCATGCTTCCTTGATTTGCTTTTGCAAATGACTCTAGGTACTCTCTGCGGTCTGGAGTTGCAATGAAGCTTCTCTCTAATCCTTTTAACTCTGCTGCTACAAACTCTTTTACTTTTGTCATACTCTCTCTTATTAGTTAATTAAGCTTAGGGCCTTTCCCTAATTGCTATATATAAAGATAAGGTTTATCGGGATAGGATCCTAATCTTTTTGCCGATTTGTTTGATTTATTTTACAGTAGAAACCGACACCTTTCGATGCCGGCCTCTTTCATATTGAGAGATATGATATGTCTTATGCCGCGATGATCTGCTCTGCAATTAAATTCTCTACTTCATCTGCCGGGAAGCCCATCGCCGCAATTCGTGATGCTTTGATAAAACTTCTTAGGTTGATGTCTACTCCGTCATACTTAGCGTGGAGCGCCTTCATAACATCTAATGCTTGTTGCTTTGCCGCTAATGGAATACGTGACTCCATGGTAGGTAACAACTGCTCCATTCTTGTAAACATTTGCTCAGTGTTCATGCTAATGTCTGCTACAAAGCTACGGCTACGGATCGCCTCATCTAATTTGCTTTGGTTGATGTTTGAGATAAAAATGATCTTACCTGTGAACTCAAAGCGTGATGGGATCGGTTCGCCAAACTCATCTTTCAAAGGCTTCGTTGAGATATATGAGATCTGACGAGTGTCATATGAGTCAAGTGCCGCCTTAAGGATATTGACTGCATCATCATCTTTGAATACTGAATCACAATCATCTAATACTACAATCTTGTCTGAGTTAGCATACAATGTCATATACAAACCTGCCGCGGTTGCTTTACCTTTGAAATGCTCAAAGTCATATGACTCCTTCAAGCCCATTTGCTTTAGTGTCTCTTTAACAAGGTGCGTCTTGCCGACACCTGCCATACCTGTGATGACCAATGATGGTTGAATGCCTCGCCCTACCATTTTAGTCAGACGCTCCAAGTTGCCAAACATTGTCTCAGGATCTCTAGTCTCAACTACTGACATGAATGACATCTTGCTAGGTGCTGATGGTGTTGAGCTTGTTGTGGTACTATCAAGTCTTGTTACTCTGCCGTTTGGAGCAACCATTAACAACTGACGATTCTTTTCTGCATTAAGCAATTGAATGTGTCGGATCAAATCTTTTCCTGCAATCTCTCCTGACTTAACATTTTTTGCTACTAATTTACCTTTTACTCTTACTGGTTCAAATACGTTCATCATCTCTCTCATGATTTAATTATAAATGCGTCTTGGGCCTTTCCCTTTCTGCTTATATAAAGATAAGCATTTTATTTCAATTAACCTAATCTTTTTCAAGAAAAGTTTCAATTATTTTTCCTGGTGGATTTCAGCAATTGCGGCTCCAATTGTATTGAGTGCATCGCCGAATAGATGCTTCATGTTATTGGCTACAATGAATACGTGCATTGCTATTAATAATGCATTTGCGTCCTGGATTTCTTTTTTGCTTCTTATCATATCTCTTTTTTTACGTCCTAATGCCCTAACATTTCTGCTAGGGCTTTGGACTGAGAGATATATCTTATTCTTCTATGTCTAATTCAGCTAACTCATCTAACTCCTCAGGATAAACAGGACCTTCTTCGTCTGCTTCAGCTTCCTCATCTTCTTCTTCGTCTTCAACAAGCTCCTCCAACTCGTCGCGGATGCTATTGTATACATAATCAAAGTCGACTGATACATCACTTAAGCTAACTACATTATTCCAATCTAACTCAAACTCCGCGGAGTCTTTATCTATCAACTCGCGTCGGTCCATTTGGTCTACGGCACTTTGGATCTTGTCCATTAACAAGTCAAACTGCGCGCCTTTGAGGCTGAAGCCTTTTGGAGCTTCGTCTTCCAACATACTTAATGCTGTCAATACTAAGTCGATCGATACTACTGACGTCAATTCTTTAGCGCCTTCTAACTTTGCAATCAATTCAATTTTTTTCATAATCTCTCTTTTTTGGTTTTTAAACTGTGGGACTATTCCCTAACTTCCTTATAATAAAGATAAGGATAATAATGATGCGATCCTAATCTTTTGGTAACTTTTTTTAAACTTTTTTTAAACTAATTTTAACATTGTTCCGATTGCTTTAACCGTGTACCCATGATCCTTTAAAAGGCCTGATATAACTGTTTTCATACCTGGTGCTGGTACTATTAGGTTCGGAGAACAACTTCTAAATTGATACTGTGTGCCTGGCGTCGAGTCTGGTAATGTGTTACCATCAACTAATCCGAACTGACTTAATAATGCGATTGCGTCTTTTAACATATCTTTCTCTTTTTATTTTATTAAAGATAAGGTTAATAATGATAGGATCCTAATCTTTTTGGAACTTTTTTGAAACTTTTTTACTTGAATCGGAACTTGTCTAATTCTGCTTCAACCTCAGCTAATGCTTGGCCTACTTCATCATCTTGGAAGAAACACTCCCAATACTCCATGATTGATCTCAATGCTTTGATCTTTTCTTCTAACGGCTTCATCTCTCTTTTCATCGTCTCTTAATTATAAAGTTCAACATATATCAATGCGCTTACAGCTAAGGTTGCTTGAGTCACTACGCGCTTAAACTCCTCCGGTGTGAATCCTTCTGGTATCATTCTGCGGTTCTGATTGTGTAAATAATTCCCGGGAATACAAACAATATTCCTAAGTCGTTACCTCCTGCTAAAAGGATTCCTCCTACTGCTACTGATGCTAATGTTAAAAAATCTCTCATCTCTCTTTGGTTTTAAATTAAGGACCTTTCCCTAATTGCTTATAATAAAGATAAGTATAATAATGTTCGAATCCTAATCTTTTTGAAACTTTTTTTCAGAAATGTTACAGGTATTGTTCCAATAGCTTGATGCCTGGTAAGCCTGCTAATGCAATCTCAGCTTGACGGACCAATTGACGAGCGCGCTCATTTGTGATGCCCATCTCTTCACCAATCTGCTCCATGCTCTGAGCATACTCCATACCGATCCCATAATTGCGACGAATGGCTTCTTCTTGCTTAGGCTTCAATTGACTCAATGCTCGATTGATATCAAATGTCATGTCCGCGCGGTCTCTGCCTGATCGTGTTGCCTCAGCTTCTAAGAAGCGATCCGCATAAGTCTCTTTGTTATCATCATCGCCTACCGGAGTTGAAATACTCTTGGTTGAATACTCCTCAGTTGCCGTACGGTGTGATGGGATCCTTACAACACGGGACAAATCATTGAGTGCCTTCTGAAGCTCGGCTCTGATATACCATACTGCAAAGGTAATAAACTTGACGCCTTTAGTTGGGTCGAAACGCTCAGCGGCTTCAAACAATCCTACATTAGCGAACCCAATAAGGTCTTCTAACTGCAATCCCATACCTTGATATTGCTTAGCTACCTGGATCGCAAATCGCAAATTAGACTCAACCAATTTATTCATAGCGCGTGTGTCTCCCGCTTGGATTTGGTTTGCTAACTCAATCTCTTGCTCTCGTGTCAAGGTTGCTAACTTTTTAATCTCACGCATATACTGCGTTGTGCTCTCTGCTGTTGCTACTATAGCTCCGGTGCTTACATGAATTCTTTTTGCCATCTCTCTTTATTTACGTGAATCTATTATTGATACTATTGATGCTACTAATCCCGTTACGACTATCGCCGCCATCGTGATACCTATCGCCGCCATTATCATCTTACGAAGCGCGGATTCAATTTAGCCTTAGCTTCTTGCTCTGCGCGGTAGATTCGGTTGCGCTCTCCTGCTGCTAAAGCTGCTTTAACGATTGGACTAATTTCTCTTGCTCTACGTGCATCTCTTGCAAATTGACCAATTACTGCATCTTGCTGAAACTTTCCTGAATTTTTTTTGCCTATTGCCATTTCTCTCTTTTTTATGATTGGGAACCATTTCCCTTTCTGCTTATATAAAGATAAGCATTTTATCTTTCGAATCCTAATCTTTTAGGAGAAAAGTTTCGAAAATGTTTCTGCTTGTTTTAAGCATTCAAATACGCCGGAATCATTCTTTCCCCATATTTCAGCTTTGCCGGTATGACCGCATTTAGGAATTACTGTGAATAAAACTCCGTTCTCATCACATATACGGAAATCATCATATAATGGTCCATTCATCGGACAATTATTTTTAAAGAACACATATGTATCCAAGATGTCAACTTGAGTTGCTGCAACAAACTTTTTTACCTTTGGGAACAATGCATTTGCTTTGCGCTCTAATGATGAATCTTTGCAGAACCAATCATAAAAGTTAAAACAATCATTTTCTGATCCTTCACTGTCAATGATTCTGCCTGATGCAAACGCATTCAATTGTTCTGCTAAATTTACTTTTTTCATATCTCTCTTTTTATTTTATTAAAGATAAGCATTTTATCTTTCGAATCCTAATCTTTTTGCAACTTTTTTTAAACTTTTTTACTGGAATCGTCTTTGCAAATTATCCAATCCAATGCCTTGTTCCGGAGCTATTTGCGGAATTACCACGCCGGCTTTAATAAGCGCTTGCATTAGCTGATTAAACGGGACAAAGCCATTCGGATCAAATTGGTCCAGGTAAGTGTCTGTACATGCTCGGCTTGAATCAAATTCCTCATTCAACTCTGCCTCAAGCAATGTTTCCAAAAACTGTGCTATCTCCGTTGCTAACACTAAATCAATCTTAAATTCTCTTTCCATATCTCTCTTTTTAAATTAATACTTAAATATACCGATAATATCAATGCGATCCAACCTTTTTGCAAACTTTGTTTAAATTATTTTGTAAAGGTTATTACATAATCTAAATCCCATGATGTTTTTACATTAACCTTAAATCCATGGAATCTGCCTAATTGCTGTACATAATCCATAAACGACATTTGATCCTCGGGATGAGCTTTAGCCTGATATACATTATATTCAGCTCTTAATTGCAATTCTAATTTCCTTTTCATATCTCTTTCTTTTTTATAAAGATAAGCATTATAATGTTCGGAAACAACCTTTTTCTAATATTTGTTTCGAATAACTTTAATGGTTTCTCTCACACCGGTTGCACATCTGCGGATTTCAACATAACCCAATTTAATGTCAGTGATGCACTCAATTTTACCTTCTTTGATTTGTTGCTCTACGGTTCTTACTTTTAATCTTTTCATAGCCTTTTTTTATAAAGATAAGCATTTTAATGTTCAGATCCTAATCTTTTTCCAGAAAAGTTTGCTGGCTAACTAAAGCCAACAAACCCTTTTTCTAATTCAATCTCTAAATCTTCTGCTATCTCTTTTAAACGGAATAAAGGAGCATCTTCTAATTCTTGTATTACTCTTTCAGATACTGCTGCTACATCATATCCATATCCAAACCCGTAACATGTAATAGCTCTTTGGACGTTTTCTAATTTTTCTGGAGCTAAAATCCATTCAACATCGGACATAAACTCTTCTCCCTTATCCTCTTGGAATTCATTTATTGCATCATTCCACATTCCTAATACCGTCTCGCGAACCACATCTGCTACTTGCTCATTGTGAGCATACATCTCTGAACTCCATGGCTTTGTAATTACAATTCCAAATTCTACTTTTGCTTCTTTTTTCATATCTCTTTTTTTATATTAAGGACCATTCCCTAATTGCTTATAATAAAGATAAGCATTTTTAGAATGCGATCCTAATCTTTTCCAAGAAAAGTTTCAGAAAAGTTTATCTTTTATCTACAAGGAAGAATCTTTCAAACACTTCCGGTGGAAACTTTGACGGCTTTTCATCTGCATAGTCCATATCAAAGCGAACTACATAATTACCTTTCTTGGTAATTTTAATCAACTCGCCGAATATCATATTATTATTCGCAATGTTGTCTCCTATCTTAACATTGCCGGCCTTAAGGTCAACTGGTACAAATCCTACTGCAATCAATCTTTCTCTTAAACTCATAGTCTCTTTTTTATATTAATAACTAATTAAATCTGCTAACGTTTCTCCCGTGCTAACACCGTTACGGGTAATTTCATAATTCGGATCCATGCCCGAATACATTACATCATCCAACAACTCGTCGATGCTGGTAAACTCTTTCTCATAATAACTACAATTCAAACTATACATATATCTCTCTTTTTAATTAATAATATAAAGATAAGTATAATATCAATGCGATCCTAATCTTTTCGGAAAAAAGTTTCGAAAATGTTTTCAGCAGTATAGGCACCGCCTAAACGATGCCCGGACTACTACCCGATCAAGGTAAAGAGAGAGAAACCCGATCAGCTTACCTAACGTCGGACCGCCGGGTGCGTCTTTCGAGCGCGTTATTCCCGGACCCTGCCGACATTTATGGTATGACGGTGTTAGCTACATGTAGCTTGTGGTTGCCATACCGGTTTGATCCATGTTCTGTTTATAGGATAGACCTTTCCCAATACGTATCTATATTTAATATCCTTGTGGCCGCCTTTCAGCATTTGGTTGGATAATAACCCTTCCTTCTTATTTACATTTATATAATATGAAATCTATGTCTAGAATCCAACCATACGCGCGCAAATATTCCGGAAAGTTTCGTCTCTCAATAGCTAGCAAACCGAACTAAAACCGCATATACGTTCTAAAAGTGCGGCATGCATCTAAAAATAGATTCTAAAAATAACGGCATATTGGGCTAAAAATCGTCTAAAAATAGAACCCATAACACATAAGCTTCTAAAAATAGAACTAATCCGTCTAAAAATAGAAGCATTCAGGATACTATATATAATGACACAACGCATCTAAAAATGAATCGTGAT